GAATTTCGCCTTTTTTCCTGAGGACTGTGCGGGCTATTTCGTCGACCGATGCGGATGGGTTGGTAGCCATTTCACACTCTCAGGACAAAAATAATGAATGACTGAACACACTTTAATGCATTAATGAATGATGTGATGACACAGCACATATGTTGCACACATAAAGTTGAAGCAAAAAGTAAAAGTGTTTCACTGTCAGTCACTCTCAAGCTGTCTATACTCACTATAGTAGCTATATCCTACATACCCTCAGGACGTCCCTCAGACATACCTCAGACACTACCCCTGCCTACTATACTCTATATAATACACTACTATGATATAATATAACAATAATATGTACTATTATGCTGTATATGTACACTATATAATGTACGTATAATGTACACCCTGAGTACACATATAATATATATTATATATTTTGTGGTGCATATATGCTGTTATTATATAGCTGATATGCAATATATATAAATGATGTGTACACATTATGTACATTATAGTGATGCAATATTATAATACAACAATATACTAACTTTATATATGATATATAATCTATATACGTGCTATATGGTATAATGGTATACAGCAATATATTTTACCTGATATATATGGCATGTAATATACGGCTATCTATATACGGGTATATACGTGGATATATAGGTACTCTATGGTGTATATGTGCCTATCCTTATAGACGATATATGGTATATATAATAAGAGGATTATGACCGACTCCATGGAGTAGATAACAGATATTTATTGCATACATTTTTGCGAAGCAAAATGTATGCTCCTTACGTTTTGCGAAGCAAAAACGTAAGGATTGGTAACTGCTTACTATTCTTCTTAAATATACAAATTCCTCTTATTCTAATATAAAATATCAAATAGTCTAATATATATAATATCTCCCTCTTTGATGTTTACACTTCCATGGTGTATAGTGTAAAATATCAAATATACTAATCTATATATATAGGATTCGGTGTTTTTGTGATTTTACAGTTTACAGTTGACAGTCAGTATGATATAATATAATTATCTTAAATATGAGGAGATGAGCTGAATTGGAATTAGTTAAAGGACGTTTTAAAGTTGGAGACAGATTTAGACACATTCGTTATGGAAACTTGAATGTATTAAAAATTATAGAAGTCAGAGAATATGAGAGACATTTGCCAAACTATAGAGTGATTAGTGAAAATAATGGCTATAAATATTTGATTAGTGAAGATGAGTTAGTGAAATATCCAATTATTAGAAACGAGGAATAAATTGTGAAAAAGAATACAAAGGGAGAAATTGACTTACATTTAATTTTAGGTCAAGCTGGAAGTGGAAAGAGTAGTAAACTATTTAATATGATTGAAACTGAGATGAACGAAGGTAAAATGAGACCGATTATCTTATGTAACAAATGGTTATTAGTTCGTTCAACTGAAAAGAAAGTTAGTAAGTTAAATGTCAACCATAATGTTCGTGTGCAAACAGTTCAATCAATTACTGAACGAACGATTAATGTGCAGAATCAATTAGCTGGAATTGATACAATTATTTTAGATGAATTTAGTCAAATCGATTATAACACGTTGCTTTCATTAACAGATGCTTGTAAAAAAGTTGGAATTACAAGAATCGTTGCAGCAGGTGACTTCTTACAAAATGAACCGATTAAAGGTGGAAGTTATAGTCCAATGCGATTAATTATTCGTCAATTCTTATTAGGAATTACGTCAAACTTCTTCGCTTCATTGAACTTTTATCCGATTTACGAGTGGCTAAAAGATCAATCACAATATAACCATGGAGTGTTGGAAGTTCCTAAGGATTTGCGCACTATGCTAAAATCAATTACTTATGAAGCGCTTTTGGACAATTGGAGACAAAATGGTAAAGTAACTATTCGTAATAGTCAAGATATGCGACAATTGTTAGCTGATAATTTATATCTATTTCAATATGATGGTGAATATAAAGATAAATTGAAAAAAGCTATTATGCGAAAAGATTGGCAGATTATAGTTGCAGATTGGAAGCAAATGGCTGTTGTTAATAAATTTGCGTATGATAATGGTTTAAATGGATGTCAAACTGATTATTATATCGACATTCGTGGTTATCAAGATGAAAATTATCGCAACTATTATAAATTGACACAAAAAGGATATAGATTAATTAATGGTCGTGATGATTCAATTAAAGACGATTTTGAACTGATGCAATGTATTCGTCCGACATTTGCAATTATTGCTGATAGTGCACAAGGATTAGAATTTGACAACGTTATGCTTGTTTCATTATTAGATGAAAGTGTAAATAAAGGAAGCAAATATAAAAGTTGGTCAAACTTTTCATTCAACTCATTATATATGGCAATGACTAGACACAAGATTGAAGTTGACTTATGTGTTGATGAACATGGATGGAAAGATATGAATCGAACATTAGACATTGTGCCTTATGCGAAAAAAGATATGATTGAAGAAGAGTGGTTACATTATTGTGCTCGTGTAAATATGCCAGCATTTGAAGCGTTAGAAATGTATAAGAACAAAAGTCACTATTTTGTGAACAATGGATATTTTGTTTCAAATATCGGTAATACTGTTGTCCGGTTCGCAAAAGGTACTAAAACGTTTGATATTGGATTAAAACCAGATTATACTCTTTTAAAATTATGGAAACAATATCACCCTAACATTATTGATGAAAATGTTGAAAAAACATTGAAAAAAAGTAAAACAAACAATAGTAACACTGTTATTTTAGATTGGATTAATGAAATTGGTAAAGAAAATATTGATATGAGTTTATCAGTTCGTAAATTCAAAGCAAAATATGGAAAAACAAAAAGTCAAGTTGAAAAATATTTATAAAAAATATAGGAGGAAAGTGTTTACTTTCTTCCTTTTTCATGATATAATATAAATATAAAATAATAAAAGAAAAAGAGGTAAGAAAATGGACTTTAAAAGATATAATGAAAGAGAGGCAAAGCAGTATACAGCACACTTGTGTTACCAGTTAGGAATTGTTTACAACATTGCTAAACTGATTGCAGAAGATGAACCAACATTTACTGCATTGAACAAAGCTTATAAAAACAAAGATGACGAATCATATGATAAGGCATTCAATTTATTAAAACAAATACAAGGTGTTGGACCAAAACGTGCAGCTTTATATTTAGAAAAATATTATGAAAATCCATATCGTTCTATCAACTGGGAAATGTTTAATATTTTACAAAAATATCAAAAAGTTACTGGTTGGTCAGATAATCGATTATATGATTTAGCTCGTCGTATTGATGATCCTTCAAAAATTTGGGACACATTTTTATATGATAGTTCAATCACATTGCCAATTGCTATCGAAATTTATAAAATGACAACTGAAGATGATGTTTATTTACAAAACCAAACTATTGAATATTTTTCAAATTTCGTTAAGTTACGCGAAATTCAAAATGGACAAAATCGTCTTACAGTACAGAAATTCAATATTAACAAAGAATTAAATGAGAAATATGACGTTTTCTTAGAAGTGAAAGATTCAGTTATGTTGAAAAATACCGCTATGGATTATGTTACAATTCTCAAATATTTTAATGAAAATAAAGATAGTGAATTAATCTTTGAATTAAATGAGGATATTGATGTATCAGATTTTGGATCGGATCAGTTGGTTGCATTTGAGAAATTAAGATGTAAAAAGACAATGATGTTGACTGGTTTTGCTGGAACGGGTAAAACCTACATGTTAGACAAATATATCAAAAATTTAATTGGCGCGAAGGTTTACGCTTGTGCACTCGCGGGTAAAGCTGTTAAAAACTTTGTGAATGCAATGAGTCCAGATAGTATGAGAAAAGTTACACAATCCACGGTGGCTGGACTTCGATATGTTCCAAAGTATCAAAGTGAATTACATGATTCGACTATTGTCATTGTTGATGAAGTCTCCATGGTGTCTATGTCTGATTTAGCATTTATCATTAGAAACTTAGACGATGAACAAAAGCTCATTTTAATTGGAGATATTAATCAGTTACCAGCTATTGAGTTGGATGTTATGAATTGGTTAGTAAATGATGGAGAAATTGAATTAGTTACTTTAGACATTCCAAAACGTCAAAGTGCAGATTCCGGAATTTTTAAAGACAGTATGTCTATTATTCGTAAAGAAGTTCCTGATTTTAACACAGAAGATAGTCAAGTTAGAATTGGTGCAACAACAGTTCAAAAAATTATTTATGAAAATCGTGATGCAGACATTTTTCTAACAACAACGAATCAAGTGAAGGATATTATTAATGAAGTCAAATCCAATGAGGTTCGTCAAATTCCAAATCATTCCGTATTTAAAAATAAATTATATAAACAAGAAGTCGAATTCCACGAAGGTTATCAAATTATGATTGGTAAAAACAATGTTGACACTGGTTTAATGAATGGTGATATTTTTGTTATTAATTACGAAGGACATTTAACCGATCCTTATACAGGAGAAATCGCAAGAGATTTAGATGGAAAACCTCTTAAAATAGGAGAAAATCGTGATTATGTTGATGCTGGCTTTGGTGGAAAAAGTAATATTATCGACACCACGGCACATAACGTTCAAATGGCATTTGCTATTACGACACATAAGAGCCAAGGTTCGACTATGATGAAAGGTGTCACTGTTATGGGTAAAGGTCCATTAGCTAATCGTAATTTATTATATACAGCTTTAACACGTTTTAAAGAAAAACATGTGTTATACTTACCAGATGAAACTTTATTAGATACAATTTTAAATACTGATGTAAAATATGAAAAATTATCTAAAGAAGACCAACAATTTTTAACTGAAATTGTTGAATTAGAAAAAAAGAAAGAGGTAGGTACTAATGGTGCAAATGATACAGCAGAAATTTTTTAAAGGTCAGACCATGGAGGTAGTTGGTGCTCTCAATGACGAAAATTATAACATTTATCTTTTACACATGGGAGATTTTTGTCAAATTGTAGAAGAATTAGAATATGATAAATATTTAGTGCAATTTGAAAATGGTAAAAAATATGTTTTACGTGGAAAATGTTTATCACCAAGTTCATTTCCTTTTATTGATAAATCAACAATTATCATAGCTAATAATATAGGAGATTTTAACAACGTTAAATATGACGCAGATAAAAAAGCTTTCTGTTTTGAATTAAAACATTTAGTGGATATTGTTTACTCCACGAAGGATATTCAGAAATTACGTTCAGTCGGATATACTAATTTTTCTACAGTGATCAATGAGAAAATATTTGAAATTTGTAGACAGCATGGATTAGAAAATGCCACCATGGAGGAAGCAGCAGAACTCTTTAGTTATTTTATGAAAAAAGATTATGATCGTGCTATTGAGAAATATGGTGAACTCCATGGAATTCGATAATAAACTCTTATTGGAAAAATATTTTTTAGATATGTGCGATTATGAGTGGCAGAAACAAATAATTAAGAGAATTTTGGTTGACAAAGAGATAAACTCTTTTGTTATTAAAACTCCACGTAATCGTGGAAAAACCTTGTTTTTTAATACACTTCAGCATATTTGCTTACAAAATCAATATAATTTACAAAATCGAAAGGTAGGCTATAAATGGACACCATTATCACAAAAATTATTACTTCAATATCAATTGACTCCTTTATCGCCACAATTTCTACAATAGGTTTTATAATACTATTTTTAGTATTAGCATACAATGATAAAAAAGATTAAAAAAAATAGGAAAAAATTCCTATTTTTTTTAATATTATGAAAAAACTGTTTACAATTGTATCAGTTTGTTATATAATATAAATATAAAATAAAGAACGGAGAGAAGTAAATGTACGAAAAATTAATTAAACATGATAATGTTGGAAAATATTATCTAGTGGATAGTGACAGATTTATCTTTAAATTGGATGGAGTTAGTCGACTTCAAGCTTATAATTTTTTAATTGAAATTGGAGTGATAAATGAATTTCAAGCATGGAGATGTGGAATTGAAAATTATGTCCAAACAATTGATAAAATTTTAGATGGAACTTTAAGAATTGGACGATTCAAATTTTATAGAGTTTCACAACATACAGAGACATTAGATGAACAATTAAAAATTGAACGAAAAAGATCTTGGGAGGTAAGAACAAAATGAATATTACAAAAGTTGCAAATCAAAAAATACATGTATCAGACCATTGTATTGAACGTTATCGAGAACGAATTATGGCACATAGACACTGGAATGAACCAGAAACAAAAACTGAAACAATTAAAAAAATTAAACGTGAAATCGATCCACGTAATATTTTAAAAGTTGTGTATTATGGAGATGATTATAAATTTGTATTCACTAAAAAACACACCGAATTTCGCTTTGAAAAAAGTAATGATAGAAAATTTTGGGTATTAGTAACTTGTGTAAGATACACACGTTTATTAGCTAGTGAAGAACCATGTGATATTGAACAAATTCGTGAAGGCCATGTTTATGGAATTAGAACAGCAGTAAAAATTCGTGAAAAAAAGAAAAAAATGTATGAAGAGCATAAATTAAAAGAAAAAGATATGAAGGAGATTATGGACTAATGAAAAACATTAAAGCTGGAGATATGGTTCGTGTTATAAAAATAACAGATTTTGACATAGAAAGAGGAATTGAACTTGATATGTTATTAGTTGTTGAAGATAATTCAACAAAAGATTTACGAGGACTTTTTGTTCAAAATCCATTTGACCCACGATTTAAAGGTGTTCCAACAATTAACTACATGTTTGAAGATCAAATTGAGTTAGCAATTTCAAAAAGAGATGAAAATGATTTTAAAGAAGGAGTTAAATAACCATGGATATAATGACAAAAATGGCAGAAGAAAAAGCTAAACAAATTGAAGAACAATGCTTTATGGATGAAGCACAATATTTAATTAAATTATATTTAGATACTGTTAAAGATAGAGAAGAACAAAAAATAAAAATTGCAAAATTAGAAAAAGAACTTAGTGATGAAAAACTAAAATTTGATAAATTAAATAACAAAACCCAAGAAATTTTTAGAAAAGTTAAAGATAAATTATAAAATATTATAAAACGAAAAGAGGAAATTATTAATGGAATGGTTTGAAATTTTAGAAGAAGTAAGTTTGGCAAAAGGTAAAGAAAAGATTGAAATATTAAAAGAGCATAAAGATAATACGACTCTACCTGTTATTTTAAACTTTTTATATAATCCACGCATTGTAACTGGTATTAGCAAAAAGAAAATGGGTAAAGAATTAGATTCCATACAAATTGTAAATTTCCATGGAGTAACTAATAGAGTAATTTCAATTATTGAATATTTAACTGAAAATAACACAGGAAAAGATCAAGATATTATACGTGTAAAATCATTAATTGAAACAACAGATGATATGAAAGAACGTCAATTTTTGGAATCTTTAGTTGTTAAAGATATGCCAATTGGAATTAGTGCAAATTCAGTTAACAAAGTATGGCCAAAATTAATTCCAACTTTCAAGTTACAAAAAGGACAATTATTTGAAGGTAAATTTGATGGTCCACAATTAGTATCATTAAAATTAGATGGAAATAGTGCAACAGTCTTCAATTTAGAAGAGAAAACTTATATGCTCTCAAGAAGTGGTGCGATTATGGAAGGTTTTGACCATATTCTCAATTATTATCGTCGTATTTTGCCTTTCGGATATGTTTATCAAGGTGAATTAATTGCTAAAAATTATAACAATTTAGACCATGGAGAATTATTCCGTTATTCAAATGGTATTACAAATAGTAAGAAAAATGATGAAAAGACAATGTTGCAACATGTTGTATTTGATGTAATTCCAATTGAGGACTTTGAAAAAGGAAAGAGTGACATGGTTTATGTTGATAGAATCTCAATTGCGCAGTCTTGCGTTGAGGAATATCAACCTTACGGAGAAACGTATAAAAACGTCTGTGTTGTGCCTTTCTATTCTCATACGACAAAAATTGAAAATATTATGAATTTAGCAAATGAAGTGATTAAAGATGGATTAGAAGGTTTGATGATTTGTACGTCAGATTCCAAATATAAAGTTGGTAAACAAAAGTGGCTGCAAAAAGTTAAAGAGTTTAACACAATGGACTTAGAAGTTATTGACATAAAAGAGCACGTTCGTGGTGGGAAAGTTGGAGCTCTTATTGTAAATTATAAAAATAATGAAATCGGTGTTGGCGGAATTACTGATGAATTAAGAGAAAAATGGTGGAATAATCCGAATGAAATCATTGGTAAGATTATTGAAGTAAAATATTTCCGCTCCACGACGGATAAACATGGAAAAGAATCACTCCGTTTTCCTACTTTCGTCCGTGTACGTGAAGATAAATTTGAAGAAAGTTTTGACTAAGAAAGGAGATTCTTATGTTTAATTGTGATTATGAAATGGTCATGAAAAGGGAATTTAATTATTTGTTACAAAATGGAAAATTAAGTGATTGGGCATTAAAAAATTTACCTCCAAGTAAAAAAGAAACATTATTTAATGCACTTGAAGCAAAAATTGATGGCGAAGCAACTGCAAATGGACTATCTGAAATAATTGAACACAAATAGTTTTTTAGTGTTTTCGAAAGGTTGACCTTATAACCTTTCGGAAGCACTATTTTAAAATAAAAATTAGATTTTATTTTAAAAATTTGCATTTTTTTTATTAAAAAACTGTTTACAAATCGCAACTTATGTATTATAATAAATATATAATAAATAAACAAATAAAAAATAGAAAGTAGGAAATGACAATGGAAAACAAAAAACAAATGATGGAAAACAAAATTAACGAATTAAGAAAAGAAGCTGGTAAATTATATGAAGATTTAGATAAAGCTTTTGCAGCAAATGACATTAAATTATATGATGAAATTGGTGATGTTATGAGCGCAAAATACGAAGAATCTCGTAAATTAATCGTTGAATTTAATGCAACATTTGGTGAACCACCACATTTAAACTGGTAAAAAAATAGAGCCAACGGTTTACAAATCAGTAAATCGTTGGTATAATATAAATATAGATGATGATAATAAAAAAAAAGAAAGAAGAGATAATTATGCTAACACTACTTATAATTTTGACAATTATTTTAAATTTTGTTCAACGTAATAATATTAAAAAATTAATTGAAAAAGATGATGCAGCTGCAAAAATGGAATTAGTTAAATTAGGACGCCGTGGATGTTTTATCACGAAAAAGAACAAGAATATGGTATTTAACTATTTAGCTGAAAAGAATTTAGAAGTAAATAACTTTTAATTAGAAAGGGAAAATAACATGACAGAAAAGATGATTAATTGCGAATATGATGATAAATTTTTCATTAATAAAAGTATAAATTTAGGTGGAGAATATGTTGCTCAATTTCAAATGACAGAAAGTGATGGAAATTGTTATGTCGATCAAGTTAGCCTTAATAAGGAAGCATGTATTGATTTAGTTAAATTTTTAAAAAAGGAAATGGAGATAAAAGATGAAGAATTGGTATGAGGAAAATGATATTTTAATGTCTATTGAAAATAGTCAGAAATATATTGTCGCAAAAGCTCCAGATGATGATAATAAATTTTATAAATTAATTCCTTTTAATAGTCGATCTGATTTGAGCAATAAAGAGATTATGCGTTCACAATTGAAGATCATTGTTTTACCTAGAGTAGTCCATGGAGAAATGATCATGATTGGTAAAAATGATGATTATTGTCGTATCATTCCGGATCCTCTTAAAGTAATTAATGAAAATGGTAAATTCATTCAATTGTCTGTAGATAGAGAAGTCCATGGAAAAATCGAAATAAAAATTGGAAAAGAACGTATCCATTTAGACGAAAAAGAACTCAATGATTTAATTGATGAAATTGAGGAAATAAAAAAATATCTATAAAAAGTATTTTAATAAAATAGACCATGGAGTTTACAAATATCCTCAAATTTGATATAATATAAAAATAAACAATAGAAAGAAGAGATGTGTAAAATAATGAATGTAGCAGTTTTTATGGGTTCAAGATTTGGAAAAAATAAAATGCACAAAATTAATGCTAAAAAATTAGGAAAAATTTTAGCATTAAATGATCATATGTTAATTTATGGTGGTTCTGTTTCAGGATTAATGGGAACAGTAGCAAAATCTGTTAAAAAATATGATGGAAAAGTAACTGGCGTTTATCCAAAAGGCCATTTTGAAGATGAGAAACCACTTTATGATATTGACTTTTTTATTGAAGTTGACAATATGGATGATCGTAAGAGAAAATTGATTGATTTAGCGGATGCTTATGTAATTTTACCTGGCGGAACAGGTACACTTGAGGAATTCGCACAATTACTTTGTGAAATGATGATTAATATAACTCCATGGAGACCAATTTTTATCCTTAATGAAGATGGTTTCTACAATGGATTAGCTTCACAATTATATACTTTTATTCACGAAGGCTTTAGTTATGAAAATGAAAAATTAGCTAAAAATATTTTCATTTGTGATACAGTTGATATTTTACAAGAAAAAATTGAGGGATTATCATGAAACAAATTTTAAATGATAGAAAAATACATGTTGAAAGATCATTGTCATTTTTAACCAATATCATACAAATTTATAAAAATAAAGATGATAATGAATCAAAAGAAAAATTTAAAATTGTAAAATCTTTAATTAAATCATATCAAAAAGAATTAAAAGAAATTAATAGAAAACTGGAGGAAGATTAAGTTGACATTATTAGAAAAAGGTCAAAAAGTTTTTGTAAAAAATAGTTTTAATGGTGGTAAAGAGAAAATTGGTCAAATTGTAGAAATTGATGATCAAGATTCAGAAATGCCATATTTTGTGCAATATAATGATGGAACAAAATATTGGGAATATGTAGACGAAGTTGAATTATACGATCCACGGCGGAACGTGTATTTAGCCGGACCATTCTTCAGCGAAAATCAAATTAATATTGTTAATGAACTCCATGGAGCATTAAATGAAAACAAAACTATTAAAAGTGTTTTTGTTCCAATGGAACACCAAATGAATGACGGAGAATTAGAAGAATTTACAGCTCCTTGGGCTCGAGCAGTTGCAATGAATGATTATGAAAATGTTCGAAATGCAGATATTGTAGTTGCAATTGTCGATTTTGATGGTCAAGATATGGATAGTGGAACTGCAGCAGAAATTGGATACGCATATGCTATTGGAAAACCAGTTTTCTTGTTTCATAAAGAAAACCACGAAATTATGGTTAATTTAATGGTAACAGAGGTTGCTCAAGCATATTTCACAGAATTACAGCAAGTAAAAGATTATAACTTCACTTCTCAGGAAAAAGTTCCTTTCTCAGGAAATTATCGTTAAAAATTAAAAAATATTTGCTCCATGGAGTTTACAAAATTCCATGGAGTTGATATAATATAATTAAATAAATGATTGAAAGAGAGGAAACTAATGTTGATTACAGCAGCTGGGAAAATTGGAGCTGGAAAAAGTACAATCACTAAATTATTATCAGATGTACTTGAAACAAAAGCAGTATATGAACCAATTGAAGAAAATCCACTATTAGAAAAATTTTATGAAGATCGTGGAAAATATGGATTTGTATTTCAAATTGATATGATTAGTCGTCGATTTGAATTAATTCAACAAGCACTAATGAAAGATAATTCAGTATTAGATCGTTCTATTTTAGAAGATTCAATTTTTCTTGATCAGTTACATTATGAAGGTTATGTAAATGATTTTGAATGGGAAGCATATCATAAATTATTAGATAGAATGATGAAAGAATTAGCGTGTTTACCTAAAAAATTACCAGATTTATTAGTTTATATTGATGTTGATTTTGAAACAGAAATTGAACATATTAATAAGCGAGCACGTGAATTTGAAAAAGTAAATAAAGGTGACGAATTATATGAATATTTCAAATTACATTCACAATTTTATGATGAATGGATTGAAAATTTTGATTTAACACCTGTTATTAGAATTGATGCAAAACAATATGACTTTGCTAATAATAAAGAAGATCAACAAGAAGTTTTAGCTCAAATCGTGGCGAAATTAGTTGAAATTCGTGCACTAACATTTAATGAAGCAGTTTTAGCATATTGTAATATTTATGAAGCACAACCAAAAGATGTAGCAATTAAATTGTATAATAAAGTGCAAACCCTAATGAATGGCATGCTTGAATACCATAATTTAGCTTTATTATATGATGAAAAATTAGATACAGTTGAAAAACTGAAAAAACGTATTAAAAACCAAAATAAAAAATAGAAGAAAGTAGGAATTTATTTTATGTTTGCAGCTTTAAAAGGAATTACGAAAAAAGAGATTTTAGGAAATATTAAAGAATTATTCACATTACAATATTATAAAGAAGGATTAAGCGGCTGGATGCCAATCACAAAAATTGCATGGTTAATTGGTTTTGCGATTATCGTTGGTACAGGTGTTCCCCATGGATTCGCAATTACAAATATTATCTCGATTGTTTCAGGATTAATTGGATATACATGTGTTTTAGCAATTACTAATGGTAAACGTATTAATGGTTTACTTGGTTTTATTTCAGCAGTTGGTATTGGTGGTATGGCAATTCATGCTGGTAACCCTGCAGATGCTGTTATGCAATTAGCATATTTGTTAGCGTTGGATATTCCAGTAATTATCTTTGGTCACCGTTGGACTGCAGCTAAAATCAAAACTTTCGATTTTAATGCTCTAAAAATTATTTTAGTAATTGGAATTATTGGTTTTGGATTAATGTACTCAATGGATGCATTTTGGTTACACACTCCACGGCCAATGTTGGATGCATTCGGTGCGACAATCGGTTTCATTGGTTCTGGATTAATGTTAGCAAAATATTCAACACAATATTTCTTCTGGAATTTCCAAGGTATTATGAGTTTATTACTATGGGGTGTTACTGCATACCATGGAGATGCCAACTGGGTATTGTTCGCAACATACGCAATGTATTTAATGAATTCAATGATTGGAGCATTTCATTCTCCATGGGCTGAAGCTCGTAAAAATAAACATAAATAAAAAATATAATAATAAGAGAAAAATGTAAAACTCCACGTAATTGTGGAGTTTTTATTGAAAGGAAGAATATTATGGAATTGAATGAGGGGTTAAGAGACGCGATCGTTTTATTTTTAAATAGTCAAAAATATATTAGTGAAATTGATTTAAATGAAGAAAGAACTGGAGAAAGCGTCATGGATGTTATTCATTTTATCAATGGTTTAGGTGATGATGAAGTAGACTTAAGTGAAATGACAACAAATGGTTGGGAATGTGATATTTTTATTCCATTTGAATATAATGGAAATAATTTCACGTTATATTTTGAATCTATGTATAATAAAATGAAATTATTTATGGAGGCTTAATATATGGAAATTAATAGAATCGTGGTTTATGGACGCACCAATTGTCCTCAATGTAAAATGACTTGTAAAGTGTTAGAAAAAGAAGGTATTGAATATCGATATATTAACATTGATGAAAATCAACCAGAAAGATTAAGATTAACACTTTTAGGTTTTCAAACAGTACCAGTTACACGCATTATTTTTGAAAATGGTGAACAAGATCAATATATCACTGGTTTTAGACCAAATGAATTGAAAAAATTAAAATAATTAACATGGGGCGTTTACATAACGTCTCTTTTTTGATATAATATAATTATAAAATTATTTCAAGAGAAAAGAAACGTAGGAGAGATTATAATGGCAGGATACGCAGAAAACACAATGTTTTTTGGTCAAATTGATGGAAAAACATTGAATAGTTTGGGTAAATTAGATAGAAGTGTAAAAACATTAAAAGACAGATCAAAACAAGTAAATGACATTATTGATTCAACTAATTATTTTGTTGAATATTTATCAAAATATTATAAAGTAAGTATTAATGCAAATGAAGCAACTAGTGAAGACGTTGATATTTTTAAATATTTAGAAAGAATGGCAACATATTTGTTAAATAGTGATGAATCTATTGCTTTGGATAAAGCTGAACAAAAAACATATATTTTTCATAATCAAACAATGCAAAAATATTTAGATCGTGAAAAAATTAATGTAAATAACAGTAATGGACAAGAAAATATTGTTGACTCCGAAAATGTGGTCCACGCTCTATTAGCAAAAAAACAAAACAGTCGAAAATTAAAAGTTCAAACAATTACAGTTGAGGATTTAAAACGTGACGACAAAGTTGGCGAAATTTTAAGAGAATATCAATTAATGCTCAATGCCATTGACAAAAAACTTAGTGAACCACAAGATAAAAAATGGGCAATATACACAAGACAAAAATATTTGGTTAAACAAGATATGGTTGATGCAAAAGATATGTTGCTCGGTGTATGGGGTTACAACACTAATTTTAAAGAATCACATATTCCAGATTTAGACATTTTTGATTTTACAGACTTTAAAACAGTTAAATATTTACTAACATTTAATAAGCCAAATGTGTCAGAGAATGAAGACATGTGGTGTGTTTGGCAAGACTTTATTGAAACAGTTAAAAAAGCTAATTTAACTCAAGAGGAATTGGAAATTTTTAAGTGTTTACAAGATGGGTGGAAATTACAAGAAATTAGTGATGAGTTTGGTATTAAATACCATGGACTTTACCAAACAACAATTCCAAGAATCGCTAAAAAGATTATGAAGGTTGGTAACAAATATGATTGTACTGATCCTAAAGTAAAAGAGAAAATTAATAATCGAAAAGAAAAAGCCAAATCACAAGAGTAGTTTACAAAACTACTCTTTTTTGATATAATATAATTATAAAATTGAAAGGAAATGGTTTCATGAAATATAATGAATATATTAACGGTTCCGAATGGTTAGAAAAGAGTTCTAGATATTTAGAAATGTATCCAATTTGTGAATTATGTCACAAATTTCCGTCGACACAAGTTCACCATACTAGTTATGCAAGAATTGGTGAAGAATTACGTAAAGATTTAATGGGAGTTTGTGATCGTTGTCACACGCATTTGCATTTGTTACCACCAATGATTAAAGATGAAACACGCTTGAAAAAAGCAAATAAATTAATTCGTGATTTTATTAAATATCCTGAAATTAAAACAATCGCATTAAATGAATTAATGTTAAAATATTATCCAGGTAAAATTTACATGAAAGAATTAGCAGAAGAAGCTTGTCCAGAAACAGCATTTTTCATGCAAAATGTTATGGAAATTTTAGATGCAGATAGTAAAAATCTTAAAGTTGATTTAATTGAAGAATTAACACGTATCGTTTATATGCTAAAAGTTCAAGCGGCAAAAAATGCTAAAAAGAAAAAAGAAGATGAAAAAATTCGAAAAGAAAAATTTGAAAATGGTGAATTTGATTATCTTTATGATATTGCAGAACAAAGTAAAGCCGAAAAAGTGAAAGAAAGTACATTGGATGAAATTTTAGAAAATAGACGTAAAAATTTCTGTTTAAATGAATTAAGTTCAAAACCAATTTTGGGAGAAGCAATGCGTTGGGCAAATAATGAATATTTTAATGGTCAAATGTTCTTTAAGCGTTCCGGAATTGATACTCCAGCTAAATTTTATTTATGTTTATATGAAAAAGGTGCAGCTGAAGAATTATTCACACATTTAGGTGGTAAGCCAAAAGATTTAGTAGGTGAATTTAATGTTTAAATCTATTATTAATTTTTTCGAAAGAATTCGGCCTAAGAATAATCATGAATTAATCATGGAAGCGGAAGTTAACATGATTAATAATAAAATAAGAGAATTAGAAGATGAAATCCAATTAGCTAGTTTTCACTCAAAAGAACTCAAAGACTCATTTCTTGAATTAAAAAACGATATTGATGGTTTTTCAGAAAAAACCTCAAATAGTGATGTAAATCAAGAGGAAAACGATGATGAAGAACAATATAAAAGTTTTCCTTCGTTTGAAAGAGGAATTTTGAAAATCTCAATGAATTTGAGTTTAGAATTTATTGACTGCATTAAAAGTGGTTTAACTAACTTAAATGGAAAAACCATTTTATATAGTGGAGATATTACAGAAGCAATTTTAAAAAATATCGCACCAAAAGTTGAAGGTTATGATTTATTTAACATAGAGTTTTTAGACAATGTCTATGAAGGCTCCATGGAGAAAAAAGTTGATTTTTATCTAATTAAAATATTGGATGAATCAATAATTTACGGTGGAGACGTAGAGTTACAAAGGTATAAAAATTATTTTGGTGGAGTAACTGCAGAAGACATTAAAAAAATATGCAAAATTTTTCGGAGGCATTTAAAAATGATAAAAACAGGTAAAATTGAAAAAGAAAAAATTGATTTTTCATTGCGTAAAAATGATAAAGGTGAAATTGTGAAAGTGCCTTTAAAAAAGAAAAAAGTTATAAGCCGTCAAGAACGAGCTAAAAATAATAAAATTAAAAAAGCTTTGAAAAAACGTAAAAAATAAGTTTACAAATTTTAAAATAGTTGATATAATATAAATATAAATAATGATTAATGAAAATCATTAAAAAATATAAAAGAAAAAGAAAGTAGGAATTTAATTATGGCAGCAAATTCATTGCGAGAAGCGGCAAATGCGATCGAGGTAGTTGGAACAGTTAAGAAAGTTGAACTTGAAGAAAAAACAAGTCAAAAAACGGGTAAAGAAATGATTATGGGTCACATTTTAGTTGAAGTTAAAGAAAGCGCTGAACGTATTCATAATATTAAAGTGAAAGTATTTTCAATGAAGCTTAATAAAAAAGGTGAAGTATCTGGTCTTTATAAAGGTTATAAAACAGTTAAAGATGAATGGAAATCTGGTGATCGTGTAAAAATTACGGGTTCAATTGGTTTACAAGAATATTATGCACGTTCTGGAAATTTAGTTTCATTTAATGAAATGAAAGCACTATTTTGTAATCGATTAGATGAAGGTGATCAAACACCGGATAAAGCGATTGCGACAGTTGAAATGGTCGTTAAAGGTATGACACCAGAAATTGATGCTGAACAAATTCCAACAGGAAACTTGATTGTTGATGCATTTACAGTAGGTTATAATTCAACAATTATTCCATTACAAAACTTAATTATTAATGGTGAATTAGGACAACAATTCCAAACTATGTATGCTCCAAATAGTACTGGTAAAATTACAATGAAAATTAATAATTATTCTACAGTAAGTAAAGAAGAAACACCACAAGTGAGCCATGGTTTCGGCTCAACTGAAGTAGTTGAAGACACAATCGTAAAAGATTATACAAATAATTTAGAAATTATCGGTGGAGATTTACCATATCAAGATGGTGTTAACAATTACTCAATGGAAGACATTGCACAAGCAGATAAAAATCGCGAGCTTGCATTACAAGAATTACAACAAAATGCTTCGGCAGCACCAACTCCTTCCGCGTCCGGATTTGGAACAACAGGTGCAACAACAAGTGACCCAATGGCAAGTGCATTTTCAAATGCGCCCGTAAATAATGAAGACCCATTTGCAAATGGTGGAACACCTGCATTTTAATAAATAGACAACACTTCGGTGCTCATGTCGATTCTAGAGGAGATGAGTCTCCTCTAGTGATTTTTTCAAAAAAGGAGAAATATACATGGAAAACAAACAAGAATTAACTTTGGAAGAATCATTAAAAAACTTTATTAAAGAAACAAAAATGTCTATTGTTGATAAAGTTGAAGATGCACAAACCGATTTAGAAAAAGTTATTATTTTAGAACAAACATATAATGTTATGGTAACACAAGCTGAAGCTTTTATAAAAATTTGTGATTTTACTCAAACATTACGTGATGATATTAATAAAAAAAATAAATCACTAGGTGAAAGAAATAATTTAATGGGAATGGTAGAAGTTGGATTATTTACAATGACAGATAATTCTAATAATGTTATCGCGGACCCAGAATCACCTTGTTTTGAACAAATTGATTGGGATGCATTAGAAATTCCTTTTGTAAAACGTTTAGCTAATAAATTTATTGAAAAATTAGCAGAAAAAGTTGATGGTAATGATTTATTAAATCGTGAAATCACTAGTGATGATATTAATTTAATTGATTGGAGTAAATTTTAATGGATAAAACATTTTTAGATAATTATAAAGCGGGATTAGAATTATACAAAAGTAGTAGTAAAAAAATTGAAATTTTTGAAAAATATTTAAATAAAGAAAAAAATAAAGATTTAAAAAAATTATTGAAAAAAGACTTTTCAGATTATGAAGACTATTCAAAATTATTAGAATTAGGCTCCGCAGCTTATGGCAGAATGATGGTTGCTAGAAAATTAAGTGAAGCATATCACCAGCAATCAATTGCGTTAAAAATGATCATTTATCCAATTGACGAAGAAATGGTCCGCCATGGAGATGAAGACTTAAAACGTTTCCGAGAAACTTTATGCGAATCCATTGTGGTCGAATTACAACTCCATGGAGATATTTCCGATAATCGTTTTGTAGAATTAGTAGAAGATGCGATGCGTGAAAATTTATTATAAAATTGTTTACAAAATATAGTTTAATTGATATAATATAAAAGTAAAAAAGAAAAAAGAAAGTAGGAATTTAATTATGATTGATATTTTTAATGTAGAGCCTGTAAAAGTGAGTGTTAACCCGGCGGATTATTCAACATTTATCTATGGTGTTCCAAAAATTGGTAAAACAACTTTAGCTTATGATTTATACAAAGAACGTGGATTATTTTTAGCAACTGAAGATCGTCACAAAACTTTAGCTGGTGCAAATGTAATTCGTATTACGTCATGGGTTGATTATCTACAAGTTATGGGGCAATTAAAACAACCAAAAGCGAAAGAATTATATGATGTTATTATTGTTGATACAGTTGAAAATTTATATAATATGTTAGAAAAATTTGTTGCAGCAAAATATAAAGAAAGCACTGTTGGTGAACGAAATGATTTATGGGGTAAAGACTGGACAGATTTGAAAAATATGTGGAAATCAGGACTAAATATGATCGGTGAAGCTGGTTTCGTTCCATGTTTTATCGCACACGCCACTGAACAAATGGTACAAATTCCAGCGTCTGGTGTTTTAAAATCAGATTTGGAAGGTGCACAAGTCGAATTAAAAACTGTAAAAGGTGAAGACGGTGCTAATTTAGAAGTTTATGAATTCCAAAAATATATGCCAGATTTAAAAGATAAAGTTTTTGCTCCAATTAATCGAATGGTTGACAATATTTTATTTGCAAATACAACATTGGATGTTACAACTGGTGAAGAGCAGCGTGTACTTTATTTACGTGATACGTTACAATGGATGGCTGGTTCAACATTTAAAAATATTGTACCAATTGTAAAATTAAGTGCAGACAGTTATATGAAAGCAGTTGAAGCAGCTTTAGGAACAGTAGATAAAAAAGACACTAAAAAATCTGAAGAACGTAAAGTTAAACAAGAATTAGATTTTAATACAATTCGAGCAGAAGTGATGAAATATGGTGCTGCATTTAATGAAGCTAAAAAATTAGAAGTATTAAACAAAATTAGTGCAGATATTTTCGGTATTGGAAATAAAATTACAGATGCTGATGAAAGTCAAGTTGAATTATTAGCAGCAGCACTTGAGGAAATCAAGAAAAAAGCAAAACAATTAAATATTACAATTAAATAAATTCATAAAGAGAGATTAATTTCTCTCTTTTTTTGTTTACAAATTAAAAAGAATTTGATATAATATAAATATGAAATAATAAAAAAAAAAGAAATAGGAGATGTTATAATGGATTTTACTAAAGAAGAAAAGGATATAATTCTTAATTTAGTTAGTGCGGAAAAAATTACATTTGATAAAAAGAAAAATGAGCTATTAAGCTCAATTGCTCAAAAAATTATTAAAGAAAATAAGCCTAAAGTAAACATTTATTTAGTTGGGTCAGTTAGACAAGCAAAAAGACTAGTTGGTGAAACTATTGATAGAATCAATATGTTAGCTGGTCGCAAAATTACACATAAATCTTACAAAAGTCTTTTAGTTGAACATGTTCCATCAGATTTTAGTCTGAAATATGGACTTGATTATCAATATTCAGTTATAGAATCATTTATTTCAATGAGCTCAAATTGTCTCGATGGATTAGCTGCTGATAATGTATATATTTTATATGATACTTTCACAAAATTTGATGATGATAAAGTACAACGGGCTTTGTATTTAAAAAATGAAATTATGGGAAGAAAAAATAATAAAGGCGAAGCAAAAATTGTCAATGGTATTTTTTTATCACCAGAAGCACAAGATGAGTTAAATAATGCTATTAAAAACTCAATGGGTGATAATTTTAAAGGAAATAATGAAGAAAGAGGTTTGTTATAATGTTAGGACCAATTGCAGGTGCATTTTTAACAATTTGTGTATATTTAGGCTTTATTGTATTTTTCTTTTTCGTATCATATTTATTTGCAGCTATGATTGCTTCAATGTTTTTCAAATATGATTATAAAATAAATGTGCATTTATATATCTGTTTATCTTTTGTTGCAATTGCAATCTGTTTGACAATGATTGCATATGTTTTAGGAGGAGTCGATTGGTTAATTGACTTACGAAATATTGGAGTTGAGAATTTATGAAAGATTTTTTAATTAGTTTGTTTTTTGTAATTTTACTTTTAGGATATAAGATTTTTGTTATGTGGATCGTTGCTGCGGTTTTTGCTTATGGATTCTCATTGGTGTTTGGAGTTTATCTTAATGTTCAAGGACTATTCTTGATCATTTTATCATTATATGTTTTGTCAAATACTTTATTAGGAAAAGTAAAAAAGTATGTTGATTAATGATTATAATTTAAAAAAGTTTAAAGAGAATTTTAATAACAAAAAGCGCACCGATGCTACACCACAAGAAAAATTCAAAACCATTAAGAAAGAATTGATTGAATGGTGTCAGTTCGATTCCAATGAGAATTTAAGAGTTTTCAGAGATTTAAGTTTCTATATCGAGGGCTATTCTTTAGTAATGGAATTCAGAGAAACTACAAACACACAAATGAAAATTCGATTCACATGGAATTTGTCTGAAATTACGCCGTTAGAAGTACAAAACTATGTCACCCATTTTTGTAAAGAAATTCTCAATGTGAAAGAGCCACGATTGACAATTACAGAACAATTCATGTATGAAAATTTAGGACTTTATTATCCTGAAGATGAAAATTTAGTTATCTCACTCCACTTAATTTATCAACTAAAAAGGGAAACAGTTTTAGCTATTTTACGCCATGAATTAATTCACCATTATTGTTCAGTCAATGGATTAGGAGCTAGAGACGTAGACAATGACTTTATTTCATTAATTATCAAATATGATGCATACGTCTCAATGGCTCCTAATGCGCAATATGCATATAAGAAATTCGTGGCGAATCTCGTAAAAAATGGCTCTGGTTTTGCCTCAGAGGAATTCTCTGAAGACCGTATGGAAGTTTTGTATAAAAAATGGTTGTTAAAAACCAGGATTGATGAGGACACATATGGCACAACACCACATTTATACAGCTTATTTTAATGTTTAAAATATGAATTTTATTTAATAGGAGGACACAATATGTTAGAAAAAGCAAGAGAATTATTAAAATCTCTAAATGGATATATATATTATCCAGCTTTCGAAGAGCTAAAAGATTTAGCTGATAAAGATAATAGAAAAACTTTTACACTTACCTGGACATTAGCTTATGATAACCCAGGTTGTGAAGTTTACACTATATCTTTAGCTTATATCGGTGAAGATGGTAAAATAGAATTAGAAACGGCAGTTAGTTATTCAGTATAGGAGGGAATATAAATGGAACATGAAAAATTTTTAAAATTAGCAGCAGAAAAAGTTGCAGAAATGATTGGTTGTAGTAAATATGAAGTGTTTTGCGTTTGGTCTTGTAAAACTCTAAAAAATAGTAAAGCTATTATGTCAGCAAAACCAAAAGCTTCTCCACTTTTTGAAATTACAATGGATGGAACAAATGGAATCATTTATTTTGATTCTTACCGAAAAACTTCCCAACGAAAAATCTTCTTCAAACCAAAATAGGAGATAATTAATATGAAATATAATGGAAAAGAACAATTTTACAGCAATAATATTTTTATATTATTAGTTGTTTTACTATTCATTTTCTTAGGTGTTAACATTTATTTCGGCACCTTAATGATGCATTATCGTGATGAATATATGAATCAAAAGAATTATAACGATATGAGAGAAAGAGTTTGGAATGAAAAGAATCATAAAGAAAATGATATTGAAAATGTTCCAAAAAGTGTAGCTTAAAATAAATGGGTATTTTGTAAAAAAACTGTTTACAAATGCCCATTTTTGGTATATAATAAATATATAAATAAATAAAAGAAAGTAGGAATTACAATGAAAAAATTTGAAGATAATCCATTTAACTTTATCGAAGATGGAATTTTTATTGAGCCAATTAAAAATCCATTTTCATGTGAAGCAGCATATGAAGAAGCTTGTTCTCACGTATTAGGTATTATTAAAGTAAATGAAGAAGTTGGTAATGATGTAACAGTTGAAAAACAAATGATGTCATGGTTAGACAAATTATCATATGAATATATTTAAAGGAGGAAATTATAATGGAATTTTTTGGTGGAGAAGAAGTAACACAAGAACAACTTGAAGTATTTTTTAATAAACACAATATTGGAGAACCGGGTGACAAGGCAATTTACTGGAGAGCAAAAGGGCAAATTAAAGATTTTGATGAGCGAATTGCAGAATATTTACTTCAAATTAATTTTTTAGAAAAAGAATATAGTGAAATGAAAAAACGAAAAATTGAACAAGAAAATGATGATAAAATTTCTAAAATGGATTGTGAAGAAGAATGTAAACGTTTAAATAAACTAATTTATGCTTATAAAAAATTAGTTTATGTTACTTCTATGCTTAAAGATACTTATAAAAAAGATTTAGACATTAGTTTACATTTAGACGATATATTGATATAATATAATTATAAAATTTTATAAGGAGTTGAGTAAATGGCAAGATTGGTCAAATGTTATGGTGAAGCATGTGAAAGCATTGGAAAAAAATGGGAAAAAGACATGTTAGTAAAATATAAAAATAAAAATTATTGTCCACAATGTGCAGAAATTGAAAAGAAAAATGATGATGACCGTCAGTTATTATATAATTTAATTTCTGAGTTGTATAAAATTCCATTTCCAAATGGGTTAATGCTTCGTCAAATTAAACAATTTAAAGAACAACGAAAATATTCATATGAAAATATTCGTAAAGCATTATTATATGCAAATTATGTTCAACATGTAAATTTTAGTCCAAAATATGGGTTGGGAATAGTTCCATATGTAATTGACGAAGCAATTCGTTATCATGATGATCAAGTGAAAAAAGCCAAAGAAATGGAAGGCAAACAAGTGGTCACAACGAAGACAACGGTTCGTAAAAATTTTAACTCTTATGATAGAGATGAAAAAATGAAAAAGAAAATGATTGATTTGGAGGATATTGAATTATGAGCACCATGGAGTTAACATTAAATCCGACAAGAGCGATTTATAATTTTTTTGGCTCTGTAATGAAATCACCGGAAATTTTGAAAGCACCTGAAATTATTTTAGGTGACCGTGATTTTGTTCAATCATTTCATAAAATTGTTTATGCAGCATTGAATAACATTATTTTTAGTAATAGAGATAATATTAGTGATATTAGTCCAATTGATGTGGATAATTATCTTGCTAAGTATCCAAACTATTATCGAGTTTGGGAAGAAAATAATGGTGTTGAATATTTAAATAATGCAAAACAAGTTTCAAACACTCAAATTGCGACAAAAGACTATGAAACAATTAAAAAATTTAGTTTATTAAGAAACTATGTTGAAAATGGTATTGATGTTTCAGATATTTATGAATATGATAGCAATGATTTAGGAGCATTAACAGAGAGTAATAAAGTATTAGAAAATACAAGTATCAACGAAATTATTGAACATTTCACACAAAAAGCAATTGAGATTCGAAATGAGTGGAATGTTGATGATGGGAAAGTTAAAGATTTTAAAGCTGGTGATGACTTAGATGGACTTTTGGATCGTTTAGTTGAGAACCCAGATTTAGGTTTTCCATTTCAGAACTTAATGTATAATACACTTTTTCGTGGAATGCGCAAAGAGAAATTTATGTTGAGATCGGGTGCAACGGGTACTGGTAAAACTAGACAAGCAATAAGAGATATGGTATCAATTGCTTGTGATAAAATTTGGGTCACAGGATTAGGTTGGAAAAGTTTGGGTCCTTCATTTCCAGCATTGTTTATATCAACCGAAATTGAACAAGAAGAATTACAAACAATTATGTTAGCATATTTAACTGGAATTCCAGACTCTGATATTAAAAATGGTAACTATGATACGGCAACACGTAAGAGATTAGAAGAGGCAATTGAGATTTTGAAGAAAGCGCCTTTATTCATGACTTACATTGAGGACTTCTCAATCAGTGATATTGAAATGAAAATTGAAGAGTATATTGTCAAAGAAAACGTACAATATGTTGCATTTGACTATGTTCAAATGACGCCAAAATTGAGTAAAACAATGAATGATAATTTTGGAACAACTTTGCGTGAAGATCAAATTTTAGTTCATTTTTCGTCAGCATTAAAAGGTATTGCTGGTCGTTATGGAATTTTTCTTGAAAGTAGTACACAATTAAATAGAGGTAGTAAAGAAATCGAAAATCGTGATGCATCTTCACTTCGTGGAGGTTTAGCGACAGCTGATAAGGTCGATTATGGTATTTTAACATTTAAAGTTTCTCAGAAAGAAAAAGATGGATTAAAACATATTTTGCAGCAAGGTTTTGGTGGAGATATTCAAAAAACACCGGATTTTTCACATTGGGTTTATAAAAATCGTGCTGGTTTAGACCATGTTGTAATTTGGACAAAAATGAATTTGGGAACAATGCGTGAAGAAGTATTATTTGTAACTGATTATGATTTTAATTTAATTGAGATAAATGGAACTGAAATTGAATTTGAAAGTGTTGATACAATGCCAGAAGAAATTGAAAATGTTCCAGTATTTTAGAGGTGAAATAAGTGGACGCTAAAAAAGTTGTAGAAATGTTAAATGATCGAGACATATTTGATCTTCTTGAGGAATTGGGTGGACAACCAATCGAAAGAGGAAATACAATTGATGCGTTGACAATTTGCCATGGTGGACATAAACATAAATTGACTTATTATAAAGAAAGTAAATCATTTCAATGTTGGACAAATTGCGGCCATATGTCAATTTTTGATATGGTCGCAAAAGTTATTGATGGTGAATTTATAGATGCTTTAAGATTTATAGTAAAAAAATATAATTTACATGATAATGATTATCAAATTGGTTTTACATTTGAAAAAGTAGAAGATCCTGGTAAAAAATTATTAGAAAAAATGAAAGGAGTAGAAATGCCAACTTTCATGAAATTAAATTCTGATATTTTAAAAGATTTTTATCCATTTTATCACCAACTTTGGATAAATGATGGAATTTCTATAGAATCAATGAAAAAATATAAAATTAAATATTCCATTGAGAATAATCAAATAATCATTCCACACTTTGATAAAAATGGAAATTTAATTGGAGTTCGAGCACGTAATTTGAATAAAAAAGAAATTGATGAAGGTAAAAAATATATGCCGATATTCCACGACGGAAAAGTTCTAAAACATATGACTGGAGCTAATTTGTATGGTCTTTATGAAAACAGAGAAAATATTGAAAAAGATAAAAAATTAATATTATTCGAATCAGAAAAAAGCGTTTTGCAATTAAATAGTATGTTGCCTGAGCATTCAATAGGTGTGTGTGTTTCTGGATCGTCATTAACACAATATCAACTTGAATTAATTAAGGAACTTAATATAGATGAAGTAATTATTGGTGTTGATAAAGAATTCAGTGAAGTTGGAACTGAAAAAGAGAAATTGTATGCTGAAAAAATATTAAGAGTTTTTAAGAGAAAATTAGCACCATATGTAAGAGTGTCAGTTTTATGGGATTTGGAAAACGACATTGAGGAAAAAGATAGTCCAACGGATAAAGGAAAAGAAATATTTTTAAAATTATTTAAAAATAGAATATATATTTAGGAGAGATTTGATGGAATTCACAGAGAAAAATTTGTTTAACCCAGGAAAAAATTCGTTTGTTAAGGATGTATTAGAACAAAATGGAGTTAATCCAGAAATGTTTTTAAATGGAAAAAATTATGAAGATGAAATCGTAAGTCGTCCAAATTTGTATTTTAACATGTTTAAAGCTGTAAATTTAGTTAATAAACATGTGGCAACTAATTCTTCAATTGGAATTTTAGTTGATGATGATGCTGATGGAATGACTTCAGCTTCTGCCATGGCGCGCGTGTTATTTAAGATGGGTCACCATGGAGCTAAATTCATTTTACACGATGAGAAAGGACATGGACTCCATGGAGAAGTTGAAAAAATCATTGAACAGAAAATTGATTTTTTAATTGTGCCAGACGCGGGCTCAAATGATTTTGAAGATCAAAAATCTGTGTTAGAAGCTGGGATCGACTTATTAATTCTTGATCACCATGATATGGATAATGAAAGACCAATTTTAGAATTGGAAGCATTATATGATGGTTATGTATTAGTAAATAATCAATTATCTTATAATATCAAAGGTGTTAATAAAAATTTAGTTGGTGCAGGAATGGTGTATAAATTTGCACAAGCCGCTGATGAAGAATTTGAAACAGATAAATTTTCGAAAGATATTGTTGATTTAGTTGCGGTTGGACAAATTGGAGATTCTAGTGACGTGTCCGATCTTGAAGTTCAATTAATTGTGCGAGAAGGATTGGATAATTTAAAAAATCCACTATTAGTTGAAGCTTTAAAAAATCGTATTGTAAAAGGTCAAAAAATTGCTCCAATTAATATGTCGTTTGACATTATTCCATATATTAATGCAGTTACGCGTGTTGGTAAAAAAGAAGAGAAAATTGAATTAATAAAAGGATTAATTGGTTTTTGGCCAGCGGATGAAACTGTAATTATTCAAAAGAGAAGAAAAAATAAATTAACGAAAAAATTCGAAATTCGTGAAGAACCATGGACTCACTATGGAATCTTAATGGATAATTTAACAAAAATAAAAGCTCGTCAAAACAAAGAAATTGACAAAGTTCTCAAAAAAATTGAGGATCCTTATAATGAAAACATTGTAATAGCGGCCCTCAATGAAGATGAGATTGAATATCGGTCCATTACCGGTCTCATTGCTAACAAATTGGTTTCTCAATATAATAAACCGGCTCTTGTATTAATTTCTGAAAATAATGGAACGAAATTTAGTGGTTCAGCTCGTGGACATGAAAAAACTGTTTCTTCATTTAGGCAATGGTGTTTAAACACAGAATTATTTGAATTAGCACAAGGTCACGACAATGCATTTGGTGTTATTATTGATGATTTAAAATTAGAAAAATTAATGGAGAATAGTGCTTTAGAAACTGTAGTAAATGAAGTGACATACGAAGTTAATAAAATCTATGAAAATGAAACAAACATTGAGGAAATTAAAATGATCAATGATAACGCATGGATTTTTGGTGGCTCCATGGCGGCACCCAAATTCGGATATAAAAACTTAGTGATTGGACGTAATTGTGTATCACAAAGAGGTTCTGTTGTAACATTCTTCGACCATGGTCTAGAATTTATTATGTATAAACAACCAGCTGGTTTAGTTGATTCATTTTTAGAAAAAATGGGATTTGAACAAAAATTAGTTGTGAACCTTGTCGGACACGCAAGTAGAAATGAATGGAATGGTAGAGTAAAAGAACAAGTTGTTTTAGATGATTTTGAAATGATGACATTAGCAGAAAGTGGAATTGAAGATAAGGCACCAACTTTCGATCCTAACTTTGATGACGATGGAAATTTAGTTTTTTAATAAAAATGTGGAGAATGTTGTTTACATTCTCCTTTTTTATGATATAATATAAATATAAATAAAAAAAAAAAGAAAAAAGAAAGTAGGAATTTATTATGGCAAAAGTAAAATATTCAAAATATGATGTATATTCATTCTTAGATGACAAACAGGTTGAAATCACTGATAAAAAATTGAAACCAATTCAAGATGATATTAAAAAATTAAAAGAAAATTATTTAGTAGAAAAATTTCCAAAAGAACAAATTGAAAAAATTAAAGTAGCACTAATTAATTATGTAGAAGCAACGCGTGACGTTCAATTTGATTATTCAACATATGCATCAAAAGTATATGATTCGTCTTCAGTTCTTGTAAATTTATTCAATACAGCTAAAGGCAGCAACCGCGCATTAGAAGATCAAATTATGCTTGATATTACAAGCACAGTTGATTGGTCCGATTGTCCAGATTTAGAACAATTAAAAAGTGTTGAGCGAACGACTCGGAGCGAAATTCGTGAAGAATTTCAAAAATTAGAAGCGATGGTAAAAAGATGTAAAGATGGAGCACAAGCAGTTTTACAATTACAAAAATTAGGATTCGATACTTCATCAATTAAATCAACATCGGGCGACACGTCAGTATTGGTATTAAATTTAAATAATGATTTACTAGGTTTGCCTGAAGAAAATTCTGAAGTCGTAGAAAATTCTCAATTTTAATGGAGGTTCTACAATGATTGAAAATAATAAAATTGAAGATAGTAAAGTTGAGAAAATAGTAGATTTAATTGAATCATTATTAATTGTTAGTGAAATTAATGAAGAAACAGAAGTGTGGATTGAAACACTAACTCCTTCGCATGGACAATGTCACTTACCGGTTACTGGTCTTTCCATGGACGGTGAAAATGATCTCTTCTTACTGTTGGATATTGATAAAGACCATGGAGTGAAAGTTCCACAACTGCTTAAACATTTACAAAAATATATTGATGAGAATGAAGTAGAAGAATTATGGTATTGGAGTGGAATTAACGAACCTTTTACAGTTGATTCATATTATATTATGGAAGATAACACTTTAGTTTTTAGTGATTATAATGGTGAACGTGATGAATAGAAGAATTGAAGGTCCATTAAAACATATTATTGATGATAAAAATAGGTATCTTGCACGAGATGTAAATTTTGTTCCAAAATTAAAAGATGAATTAATTAAGACATTTAGGCTGCTTTGTGATGGTGATGATAATGTTAGATTAGTTTATGATACTCATTTTAAACAATCATATATTTTTCATGCTCGAAAAGATGGAAATTTAATTTTTCCAATATTAGGTTTTTCTTTACAACAAAATGAAGATGAAATATGTGAAACCATTTTCGACCCATATAAAATGAGATATAACTATAACGTGTATATTATTGTTCATATTTTTGGTGAAGAAATATATCAATTGTCTATTGACCAAATATCAGTTTTTCATGATGAAAAAGGTGAAGAAATACCTATAGAGATTAAATTTTTAAATGGTAACACAAGAGAATTTAGTCGTTACAACAAACTATTAGATTTATTTTAAAAAATGAGACTTTGTAAAAAAACTATTTACAAAGTCTCATTTTTTATGTATAATAAATATATAATAAATAAACGAATAGAGGTAAGAAAATGCTTAATGAACAATCACCTTTAACTGTAGAAGAAGAAGAAATTGAATTACAAATTCAATCAATAGAGATGATTATGGAAATTGAAGAAATAATTGATAAAAATGGAAAAATTTATGGAAAAACTTTATAAAAACTGTTTACAAAACATAAAAGTTAATGTATAATAAATATATAATAAATAAACAAAAGAAAGTAGGAAATGACAATGATGAAAAATTTAGAAAAATTCAGTTTAAACGCAGGAGATAAAGTATTAATTGATGGTGATGTATATTTAATCTTAGATAGAAAAATTACTCCATACAACATTGGAATGTATCAATTACAAGATCCAACTGATGAAAAACATAGATTTTGGCAAGCTGCTCAAATCACAGAACAAATTTCAACAAAATTATAAAAAAAAAGAAAGAGGTAAATAAAAATGAAAAAACAATACCAATCTAAAGAACAAGAAATTTTAAACCAAGCTAAAACAGTATCAAAATTAGAAAGCTTGAGTGCAAAAGAAAAAATTGCAGTATTAAAATTTTTAGAAAAGAAACATGTAAACATGGGAGGAAATTGGTAACATGAAAGAAAAATTAGAATCAGGAATGGCAGTAATGGTTAATGTGGACGATGGTCAAACTTTAATCAAGGATAAAATTGGAATTATTACAGAAGTTTTTCCTCAAAAATATACAGCATTAACTGGTTTTCATTATGAAGTTTCACTTTTAAATTGTGGAACTGTTGTTAGATGTAATAAAAAAGAAATTAAGAAAATGTAGACCGATAGGTTTACATTTTCACTATTTATTGATATAATATATTTATAAAATAAATTAAATTGGAGGTATTTATGAATTTAGTTATTGAGGGTCCTAAAGCAAGTGGAAAAAGCACAATTTCTCACCACTTTATTGAAAAATATTTAACGACATATGACCATATGAGCTCCGATAGCGATAACTCATTAAAAGGACATTTAAATTTATTAAAAGGCAAAAAAGGTGAATCATTAAATCATGTAATAGATCGTTTTTCAGTTGGGGAAATGATTTATCCTAATTTATATGGCCGTGAAGGAAAATTAAATTTAGATGAGTTTAATGTCACAATGAGTTCAGAAAACACATTATACGTTATTCTTTATTCTTCGTCTGATCAATTATTATTTGATCGAATTGAATGGAGAGGAAGAAACACTGATGATGAAGATCATGATTTAGTGTCAAAATCAAATTTTGCATTTAAAATGATTGGTGAATCATTGAAATATCGTGAAAATGTATTATTATTTGATGTTGCAAAAGTAGGATTAAAAGAAATTATTAAAATAATTGAAGATAAATTGGAGGAGTTAAACAGATGTTAAAATTTAAAAATGTAAATGATGCATGGATTCATTTGGCAAAAAATGTCGTTTATAAAGGTGATGTTGTTGGAAATACAAAAGAATTAACAAATGTATCATTCCAAATTGAAAATCCATTAGATAACATTGTAAAAAGCCGTCACAATTTTTCATTAACATATTATTTAGGTGAAACTGTATGGTATGGTGCTGGTAAAGACGATGTTGAATTTATTAGTAAATTTGGCCGTATTTGGAATCATTTAACAGATAATGGAATTTATAACAATAGTGCTTATGGTTATATCTTAAAAAATAAGCATGGTTTTGACCAAATCGAAAAAGCAATTGAATTATTACGTGGAGATCAATATAGCCGACGAGCAGTGTTAAATATTAATATTCCACGGCGTGATGTTATTGAAACAAAAGATGAAATGTGCACAATTGCATTACAGTTTTTAATTCGCGATGGAAAATTAAATATGACTGGAATTATGCGTTCAAATGATTTATGGACTGGTACTCCATATGATATTTTTTATTTCACAACATTACAACGATATGTTGCATATAAATTAAATATTGATATGGGAACATATACGCATTTTGCAACTTCTTTACATTGTTATTTACGTGATGAAGAAAAATTAATTAAATCTTTTGAAAATGATGCAAATAATATTTATGCTGGTATCGATATTAATGGAATGCGTTTATTATTACAAGCTGAAGAATTATATTATACAACACGTAAAGAAGAAAATGCAAAATTAGAATTAGTTAAATTATGTAAAGAACGTAATATTATTAAAGGAAAAGAAGTTGAAAAAACTATTGAAAAACTATCTGCTATTTAGCAGATAGTTTGTATAAAGGAGAAGAGTTATGAAAATTAAAATTAATATGTTTAGTGATGAAGAAATTTATCAACCAAAAAGAGCACATTATAATGACGCAGGAGCCGATGTTCGCTCAACAGAAGAAATGTTAATTTGGCCAGGAGAAACTCGAAAAATTCCACTAGGTTTTGGATTAGAATTACCAGATGGATATATGGGAGTTATGATGAGTCGTTCAGGATTAGCTTCAAAAGGATTAGTTTCACAAAATGCACCGGTTGATTCTGGATATAAAGGTCAAGTTCACGCAATTATGACAAATGTATCAGATGAAGTTATTAAAATTGAAAAATATGATAGAATCGCACAATTAGTAATTATTCCAGTTATGGTTGCAGATTTTGTCACAGAAACAGGTAGTGAAAGAACCAGTGATGGTTTTGGAAGTACAGGTTTAAAATAGGAGGATTATATGGAAATTTTATTATTGAATGTCGCAAATAACATTACGGATTTTCGAACAGTATCAAGTGGGGAAACAGTTTATCTAAAACAAATGTTAGAACAGTTAGGCCATGGAGTTACAATTGCTTCAAATAAGAATGGTGAATATGCGGTTGCATTTGAGGAAATTGAGGATATTAACAATTTTGACAAAGTAGTTGTTTTACCTGCTTCACTGAACTTTTTCGGTGGTGTAGAAAACCCGACAATTATTAAAAATTATAAATTATTAGCAAAATATAATGGAACTATTAATATTTTGCAAACTGACGCACGTTTGCCATTTAAGCAGTTGTGGCCAGCAATTGAGAAGCGGGGATGGGGATATAAAAAAGAAGAAGTTTGGATTAATGCCCCAATTAAAGTAATTGCACAATCAAAAAATTTAGATGAAGTTAAAACACAATATGAAAAAGAAATTTTCAATAACATTGAGTTTACACATTTTCCAATTGAGCGTTATGCTGGCATTGTGGCGCTAATGAATCCAATTGATGAAGTCGAAGAAAAAGAACATGATTTAGTTTATTATGGTTCATTCCGTGGAGGCAATCGTGCTGCTAAAATGGCAGAATTTTTATGTGGAAACATTGTAGAAAAATTAGATGTCCACGTATTTGGAACAATTCGAGAAAAACAATTAGCTAAAAGTAGCGATGGTCCATTTCCTTCGTTTGGTAAAAAGATGAAAATGAATGAAATTAGACAAGAGGTTAGCAAAAGTTTCTCAACTTTAATTATTGGTGAAAAATTTTATAATAATGCAATGTTGACAGTGAGGGTTTGGGAAACATTAAGTAGCGACGCAGTAGTTCTCATTGACAACGATTTTGACTCTTACCATAATTTATTTCCTAATTCGCCATGGCGGTATGTTGAAAAAGAAGAAGATCTTATCGAAGTAGTAAAATCTCTTAAAGATGATGAAAATAAGAGAAAATTAGCGATTCAAGAGCAAAAAGAAGTGTTAGAAAAAATGATTGATTCTTCTCAATGGTTAAGAGATTTTGAAAATATTTTAGCTTAACGGTTTACGTTAAGCTTTTTTTATGATATAATATAACTATAAATAAATTAGAAAGAAATGGAGAGAAATTTATGACGGTTCAGTTTAAAGCGAAAGGACATGAAGATAACATTATTCACTTATATTCAGATGGTGGTTGTCGGTCAACTGCTAAAAAAGGTGAAACTATAAAAGAAACAGATAAAAGTGCTTATGCATTCTTCTTAAAACAAGGTGGAAATGAAAAATTAGATGGGCAAGCAAGTTATGGTAAAACAAATAATAATCAAGAAATTATGGGATTATTAATGGGCTTACGCGCTATTAAACGCCCAGAATTTCCAGTTGTTGCATATTTAGATTCAGCTTATGTTGTTAACTGTTTACAAGCTGGCTGGTGGAAGAAGTGGAAAGCTAATGGATGGACGAAAAAAGGTGGATTAGCAAATGCTAAAGAATGGAAAGAATTAATTGAAGAATTAGAACGTTTTCCATTTTTTAGAATTGAAAAAGTTAAAGGACACAGTGGCTTTGCAGATTATAATGATTTAGTTGATAAACACTTAAATAAATTAATGGATGAATTACCTGAAATTGGAAAGGGAAATGTTTTATGATATATTATGGAGAGCCATATTTTGAACTATTTTCATATGAGGCGACTGATAAAGCAAGAAATGACACTTGTAAAATATTAAACTCCATGGGGTATTCACCTTTAAAATTATCTTGTTTTTCAGACGTGAACATTGAGAAAGCTGATGAAGAATTAGCTAACATTGAGGAAAATGACATAATTCTCTTACAATATCCAACTTACAGTGGAGCAGATTATGAAAAGAGATTAATTGAAATTTCTCATAAGAAAAAAGCAAAAATCTGTGCAATTGTTCACGACTTAGAATCAATAAGATTCTATGGAAATGATAGTGACATTGAGATTTTGAATGGTTTCGATATTATATCTCTTCCCTCCATGGAGATGTATAAAAAACTCTTAAAACAAGGACTAAAAACAAAAGTAAAGATACAGTTAATTTGGGATTTTCTCGCCATGGATAATCAACAATGGTATGATACAAATTCGGACATTGTCTTTGCTGGAAATTTAACAATGGAAAAGAGTAAATGGATAATGGATGTAGATTTTCCTATGTTGGTGTATGGCGACAATATAAATAATTTAATTTTTAATGATGATGTAAAATATTGTGGTAAAAAGAATGATTTGGAATTAGTAAAAGAAATTGGTGGACAAATTGGATTATTATGGGAAGAAGGATTATATAAAGATTATTTAAAATATAATTTATCGTTTAAGCCTTCTTTATATCTTGCAGCAAATTGTCCGATTATTGTTCCAGAAAAAACCCATATTGGAAATATTGTAAAAACATACAAAATAGGCGTAACTGTTAAAGATATTAAAAGACAAACAATGTTGGATGCTGTTATTAAATTAAAAGATAATTTAAACTTTTATCAAGAACGTGTTTCAACATTTGGAGAAACAATTAGAAATGGGCAAAATATGAAAACGTTAGTTGAAAGTATGGTGAGAGAAATTGAAAATTGAAATGTATGTTTTTGATAAAGTTGAGGTCGATTATGAAAATTTCACTAATACTGAATATGGAGAACAATGCAAAATTTATCGATTCTCGCTAGTTGGGTTAAATTCAGAAATAAAATCAAAAATTTATTCAATTAAATTTAGAAAATTATTAAAATATCAATGGTATGTTGATTTACAAATTTGGATTATGAAAATGAGAAAGAAAACATTTGTGCAAAATGTATTAGGAAGGGAATACTATGGATGAAAAAACTAGACTAATTAATAGGCAAGAAGAATTATCAGCACGATTAGAAGGTTTAAAATTTGCGGAAAAATGGATAAAAATTTTTGGACCTCTAAATGAAGATAATGTTCAAAAAGAAATTAAAACAACTATGGAGTTAATGGATGATAATTTAGCTAAATTGGAGGAAATTATATATGGTTGAAATATTAATTGATTTTTTATTGGTTTTTCCAGCGATAATTCTTATTATTTTATTTGCGGCTATCTTAGCAATTATTAGTGAAATTTAAAGGAGAATGAAAAATGGCAAAATTTACATTTATGTATGGAACTATGAAAAGCGGAAAAAGTATGGAGTTAATTAAAACTTATACAAATTATTTAGTAAAAGATCAAAAACCATTGGTGTTAAAAAGTGCAATTGATACACGTGACTCCAATACAGTTGCTACACGACTAGGCTCTGCAATTACATGTCAGCTATTAGGACAAAATCAAAATATTGCAGATTTTTTACAACAAGATGGTCGTAATAATCCTCCTGTTATTTTGATTGATGAAGCACAATTTTTAACAAAATCACAAGTTATCGAATGTGGTGTTCTAGTTGATACGCAAAATATTGATGTAATATGCTTTGGTTTGAAAACTGATTTTACTAATCATTTATTCGAAGGAAGTAAAGCTTTAATTGAAGAAGCTGATAAATTAGTGGAAATTAAAACATTATGCGCTTTTTGTAATAAAAAAGCAACCCATAATTTATTAACTGAATTAAGAGAAGATGGTTATCGTTATGCTGTTGATTCAGAAAATGTTGATGGAAATATTGTGATTGGTGATGAAGACTTTTTCCAATGCTGCAGAAAACATTATTATTTTTATGGAACTCAAACAAGGAAAGTGCAATAATATGAAAATAGAAAAAGATAAATTACAAAATATTGTTAAAAAATTAGAATATGAAGTTGAGTTTAATTCTCCAATTCCAGGAATAATCAATAATGAAAATATTGTTATTGATTGGGAAGATATAATGGAAGATAGCGAAGAAGATTTATGTGAAATTTGTGGTTGTGAACATATTGATTCGTGGGAAGCAGGCGCATGTTGGTCTTCACACAACGATCCTGATTATGACCCATTCGACATTTAGGAGGAATATTATGAAAGCATTAGTGATGCAAGTGTTAGGATTATTAGAAAGAATTGATGAAGATAATAAATATGTAATTTTTGATGAAATTGGTAGAATTGTCTCAGGAAATGAAAAATATCTATCTTTTAAAGTCGATTATCATATTAATTTTCCCGATTATTATTCATTTGTTTATGTAGACGATGATGGTAACTTGAAACAAGAAACTGGAATAGTTTATTAAAAAATGTAAAAAAACTGTTTACAAACAGATCTGCTTAGTGTATAATATATTTATAGTTAATAAACAAACTAAAATATTTTAACAAGAAAGAGGTAGTATTATGTTAGAAACAGTTGAAGAGATCGTAGAATATTTATGGAAAAAGGTTGATCAATACGAAAAAGAAATTGAAGTTATTAAAAAGAAAATTTCTGTTTCGGGTGAAAACGAAAAAGATTTAGCAAATCTAAAAGGTTATCGATGGATTTTAGCTGACACGATGGAATTAATTTCATCAATTAAAAAATAATATTTTTAGAAAAAAGACTGTTTACAAAACAGTCTTTTTTTGATATAATATAAATATAAATTAATAGAAATGAGGTAAATTAATGAGTTGGTTTAGTATTCACAATCATTCGCATTTTAGTAATTTTCGTTTAAGAGATGCAACCAATGCGCCACAAGATATTTTAAGAGTCGCAAATGAAAAGGGATTGAAAGGAATTGTATTATCAGATCACGAGACTATTGCGGGTGCACCTACATTTTTAGATAATGCTAAAAAAATGAAAGAAGAAGGTAAATTACCAGAAGATTTTGTTGCAGCAATTGGTAATGAAGCATATTTAATTGATCGTAAATATGAGGAACCAATGAAAAACCAAGAAAAAGTTAGATATTTTCATTTTTTAATGGTAGCAAAAAATCAACGTGGTTTTGAATTTTTGAAAAAACAAACAGCTAAAGCATGGGAAAATAGCACATACTCAAGAGGTATGGAACGTGTTCCAACATTTAAAGATGATTTACAAGAATTAATGAAAGAATATAAAGGTGATGTAATTGCATCAACTGCGTGTATTGGTGGCGAACTTCCGCAATTAATCCTTAAGTTAGAAGAATTTCAAAAATCAGGTGATGCGTTACGTATTGAAACAACAAAACGAGAGATACATTATTTCATTCAATTTTTAGTTGAAACTTTTGGCCACGATAATGTATTTTTTGAATTACAACCATCAAAACAAAATGAACAATTGATTGTCAACAAATGGTTACCAAAAATTGCAAAAGCGTATAATATCAAATGTATCGTCACAACAGATGCTCACTATCTTACATTAGAACAGCAAGAATTTCATAAACAATATTTACAGGCATCTGAAGGTGAGCGTGAAGTTGAATCTTTTTATGCAACAACATATATTTTCTCATATGATGAATTATTGGAATATTTCGATAAAGAATTATTAGATGAATTATGTGAAAACACATTGATTATTCGTGATATGGTTAATAATGAATTAAAATATAAACATGAGACAGTTATTCCACGATCACATATTCCACATTTTGAACAAGATGAAAATGTGATGCAAAAAATTGATGAGACAAAATATCCGAACATTTATAAGATGATGAGATCTTCGGTTATTGAAGATAGATATTATCATTTTAAAGTTATGAAAGGTTTTGTTGAAAAAGAACAAGAATTTAATGATGAAAATTTAAGTAGAATTGATTTAGAATATAGTGAACTTCAAGCAATTAGTGAACAATTAAATCAACCGATGACGTCGTACTTTTTGGCAATGACAGAATTTGTTGATATTATGTGGGAATATTCATTAGTTGGGGTTGGACGTGGTTCTGCAGTATGTTATTATACAAATTATTTATTAGATATTGTTCAATTAAATCCAATTAAATATGATTTACCATATTGGAGATTTTTATCTCGTGAATATGTTGGAGAATTTCCAGATATTGACGTTGATGCTCAAGGTAGTGAACGTGCAAATATTATTGAAGGTGTAAAAGAAAAATTTGGACATGAAAATGTGTTAAATATTGGAACTTACACAACTGAGGGACCTCGAGCAGCATCATTAACCGCATGTCGTGCATTCGGTTTAGATCCGGATACAGCACAAAATATCACAAATGCAATTCCGAGTGACAAGGGGTTCGCTTGGCCATTACAAGACGCATTTTTCGGAAATGAAAAAGAACACAGAAAACCAGATAAGCAATTTATTTATATGGTAAATGAATATCCAGGACTGCAGGAGTTAATGTTACAATCTCAAGGTTTAGTAAGTGGACGTGGACAACATGCTTCAGGTGTTGTTGTTTTTCCAGACGGATATACTTCTTTAAACACAATGATGAAGACAAGTAAAGGGTTGCCAATCACTCAGTGGGATGCACATACAACTGAGGTCGCTGGTGGAATTAAATATGACTTTTTATCAATTAATGCACTAGATAGAATTAGAGCCGCAATTGATATGTTGTTAAAAGATGGTAAAATTGAATGGCAAGGATCATTACAAGAAACTTTCAATAAATATTTTCACCCGGACGTTTTAGATATGGAAAGTCAAGAAATGTTTGATATGCTATTTAATGGAGAAATTATTTCAGCTTTTCAGTTTGAAGCAAAAACAGGTAGACAAGCATTAGAAAAAATTAATGCGCGTACATTCGATCAATTAGTTGCTGCAAATTCATTAATGCGTTTATCTTCAGATGGAGAACAGCCAATTGATAAATACATTCGTTATAAAAATGATTTAAACGAATGGGAAAAAGATATGGACGAATATAATTTAACTGAAGATGAAAAAGCAGTTATGCACGAATTATTAGATAAAAAATTTGGTGTGTGTGAAGTTCAAGAATCAATTATGAAAATTGCAATGCATGAAAAAGTAGCAAAATATAATTTGAGAGAAGCAAAAGGATTACGTAAAGCTTCAGCGAAAAAAGACCCAACAATTCAAGTTAAACAAAAAGAATTATTCTTTAAAAAAGGTAGAGAAAATGGAACTAGTGATAATTTATTAAATTATATTTGGAATGAATGTTATGTTCCAACATTTGGTTATTCATTTTCAGAACCTCACGTAGCAGCATATACAATGATTTTAATGATTGAAATGAATATTGCTTATAGATATGGGGTTCATTATTGGAAAGCAGCATGTTTGAATGTTGATGCGGGAATTATCGGAGAACTTGAAGCGGGGACAAAATACGGTAAAGTCGCAAAAGCATTATCAAATTTCCGAGAAGATGTTATTCCACCGTCAGTTAATAAAAGCGATATTGGTTTTACACCGGATCAAAATACAGGCAAAATTATGTATGGATTAAAACCAATTGTTGGTATGAATAGTAAATTAGCAAAACAAATTATTGAAGGTCGTCCATATAAAAATATGCAACATTTTATTGATCATAATGTTATAAATGGTGATTTAACAAATACAAAAATGGTAACATTAATTAAAAGTGGATTATTTGATGAATTATATCCAAATAGGAAACAATTAATGGTAAATTTTGTTATGTATGTAGAACCATTTAAACAAAAATTGTCAACTTCAGTGATTCCAAAAATTGCACATTTAATTCCAGATAAATATAAAGATGCAAAAGAAGCATATTTCTTTTTGAAAGAAATTAAAAGTAAAAAAGTTCATGATGAATATACGGAATATTTCTTTAATAATTTTAAAGAAGATTGTGATAAAAAAGTAACTAAAAAATATCCAGAATCATATACCTATAATGATAATGGGAATTTTATAATTGAAATTAAAGTTTTAGAAAAAGTTGTAAAAGATAGAATGGAAAAATTAAAAGAATGGTTACAAACAGAAGACGCACTAAAAGCTGAAGCTTCACTAAGAAGAAGTGCATATTGGCAAAAATATTGTTTAGGAACAATATCTCACTGGGAAATGGAATCAATCACATTCTATATTTCACAACATGAGTTAGAAGAATATCCAATTCATTCATTTTTCGAATTATCTAATTTCAATGAATTACCGAGAGAGCCAGAAGTTGATGGTTGGAATAATGGACGTGGTGGTAAAAAATGGCCAAAATATAAAAGTCATGTAATTGCGGGAACGGTAATTGACACACTTCCACAAAAAGGTATAGTTACTTTAATCACCAAAGACGGTGTTGTTGATGTTCGTGTTGGAAAAGGAAAATATCAATATTATAATAAAAAGATCATGATTGGACAAGGTAAAGAACGTGTTAATATTGATGATACATGGTGGAAACGCGGAAATATGGTAGTTGTTGTTGGTTACCGTAGAGAAAATGATTTTTATGCTAATGCAAAAAATAGTGCATATCAACATTCAGTTATGTTAATTAAAGGACATGATGGAGAAAAAATATTTTTACAACAAGAAAAAAGAAAAGTTGAAGAAGATTAAGAGAAGTGTTTACACTTCTCTTTCTTTTTGATATAATATAAATATAAAATTAATGAAAGAGGTTAGAACATGGATAAGAAAGAACATGAGTTATTATCTAAACAATTGAGGGATAGCTATGAAGCGTACAATATTTCTCTAAATGATATTGTCCGTAAAGAAAGAGAAATTAATAAAATGGATTTAGAAATTAGTAGATTATCAGCTCAAATTGATGGAATAAAAGCAGAAAAACGCAAAGAAGAACAATTATTATTATTAGATAAAGCAGATAGTGAGCGTTATAAAGAACAATTAGAAAAAATTAAAGATAAAATTTTTGAAGGGATGTTAAATAATGGATGATAAAAAAGTAGCATTAATATTATTTAAAGCAAAAAATCATTTATCTAAAGACGAATTATTTGCTTTAGGATATTTATTTGGTCATGTTGATGGAGCAATTGGTGCAGCAAAATCTATTAATAATTTATCAACGGAAGATGCACAAGAATTAGCAGACGACATTTTTGATTTAAAACGATTAGAAAGTGATTGGGATAAATTAGTTGAGAAATTAAATATTAAAGCACGAAGCTTTGAGGAAATTGTCGTAATATTTAAATAATAAAGAGGTGACTAGTTCACCTTTTTATTTTCTCAACTTAAAGTAAAAATTTGATAAAAAATGGGAGTGATGGTTTACAAACACTTTTTCTCTTGATATAATATTAATATGCGCGATAAAGAGATACATGAATAAAAATAAACAACTCGGAAACTTCCTTGAAGTTGACGAAGGTGCAACGTTCCGTTGCAACCTTACTTAGCGAAAATTATGCAAACTTTTTGCATTTTACTGTTTACATATTGCTCAAGATAGTATATAATAAATATATAATAAATAAACAAAAGAAAGAGTGATTATAATGGAGTATAATGAACTATTAGACTTTGATGACATGTTAGACCTTGATGAACTATTAGACAGTGAAGAATTTAAAAAAGAAATGGATAATCTTAATCATGTCCCTCAAATGCAACCACAATCACACACAAGTAATACATTAGCAGATACTGGACGCTATCCAGATAAATATATAATCAATTAGGAGGAAACAACGATGATGAAAAAACTAAACAATCTATCATATTTAGATGGTGTAGACATTTACAAATATCTCACTAAGACACATGGTAAGAAAAATGTAGAACGCAAATTACGTAAACATACAACTGACATTTATTTATGTGGAAAATACTTTGACACGTATGATAATGAAGGAGAAGAACAAGGTTATAAATTAGTAGCAATAAATTAGAGGAGGAACTTATATGTCATATTATGATTATATACACAAACAGGAAGAGATTGATCGAATGGTTGACCAACTACAATTATTAGATTTAACAATTGGTTGGTCGACTGATAATAAAGACTTAGGATACGCAACACTAATTATCGAATCAGGTGATTTTAGAATGTGCTTTAATGTCGACTATTTTGCTTATATGGGTAAAGATCTTAAAAGCACTGAAGATAGAACTAAAATCATTGATTATAGCATTAATAAATTTAAGAGAGCATATGTACAATATAAATATAATTTAAAAGAAATAGGAGAGATCAATCATGTTATTTAGAGAAAATGAAAGAGCACAAAGATTAAAAAATAATCACATTAATTTACAAGGTGCAATCCAAGACGCAGGATATGATGCACAAAATATGTTTCCAGTAATGGTTCAGTTTAAAACTAATGATGGCCTTTGGAGTAAAAATGAATATTGTTATTTGTTTGACATTCAATGTGGAGTTAAAGTAATTTTAAGAGATGATATTGTTGTCGTTCAAGCAAAACGGCCTGGTAATTATGAAATTGCTCGTATTTCAAAAATTCCTGACGATATTGTGAATAATAATAATTTAATGCAAAAATTTATTGACATCATCGAAGATGGTGAACATCCATTAAGAGTAGTTGTCACAAATATTCAGCATCATATTGATCAGTATGAAAAAACTGAGCGAGATAAAGCTGAAGCAGAAAAATTAAAAATGCAATTAGAAGAAGAATTTGAAAAAGCAAATAAGATTGCACTATATGAACAGCTTGCTGAAAATAATCCTAAATTTAAGGAAAAATTAGATCGTATTAAAGAACTTGGAGGACTATAATATGAAATTTGAAAAAGGTAAATTATATATTGTTCGTGAAGATGAAAATAACTATATTTTCAAAGTAAAGAAAGAGCCAAATCCAGGACATATTATCGCTGAAAATGCAGTACGTATTGACAAAGTTTTTGGACAAGAGCAAATTTTAGTATTTTTACATGATAATGAAATGCTAATGCAGCTTTTTAAAAATGGCGCAGAAGAAGTTACTGATGATTATGAAAAAGAAAAATATTATGATTTAATTAATGTGCATACACAAATGTATAACACAAATTTAGGAAGATAATATAGGAGGAATTAAAAATGGAGCAAAATAATAAAGAAGTAATAGAAGAATTACAGAAAATTATTAATAAATTATATAGTGAAGAAATTTATGCTATAGCTTTTTTACAAGGTGCGATTAGTGGATCACTACAATCAATTAAAATATTAGAAAATTTAACAGATGAACAATTAGAAATTACAAGAAATAATATTTTCACTGATGAATATTTTGAAAATAAATGGAAAGAACTTAGTGATAAATATCAACTTGAATTACGTCCTTTTTCTAAAATAGCTGAAATTATTGGTGAATAACTATTTACAGTTATATAAGTTTATGATATAATATAAACATAAATAAAGAAAGAGAGTGATTATATGACATTTGATGAAGCATTTGCAACAGTTTCTAAAAATCGTAATGTATATATGGCATTACCAACGTGGAAAGATGATGTAAAAATTTTCTGTCAATTTCCAGATGAAAAAAGCAAAATGACACATAAATATTTATATGTGGATTCGCGTTTTGGTCGCGTACCATGGTTACCGACCCAAGTTGAATTATTTAGTGATAAATGGAAGGTGGCAGCAATCTAATGGAAAGAAAATTTGAAAAAGTAAGTGGATATGAAGATGTAAATATCCCATTAAGAGCGACTCGTTTTTCGGCCGGTTACGATTTTGAAGCGGCGGAAGATATTACAATTCCTTCGTTGGTGATTGGAATTGACCAATACACAGAAAATATCAAACGAAAAATTGATGCAACAGATGATGTATCTATCACTGAAGATCAATTTGAAAAACTTAATAATATTAATAGTGAATTTGAAGATAATTCAATTTACACTCAAGCTGATGAAAAAAATTATTTGGACGTATTAACAATTATGAATGATATTTTAGATGAAGATGTGGATGCTGATACTGTTTTAGACCATTTGAATCAATTTAAAAATACATTCAAACCAACTTTAGTTCCAACTGGTATTAAAGCAAAAATGCCAAGTGATGAAATGTTATTATTATATAATCGTTCTTCAAATCCATTAAAACGTTTCTTGTTTTTAGCAAATGGTGTTGGAGTTATTGACAGTGATTATTATAATAATGAAGGAAATGAAGGTCACATTATGTTCCAATTTATTAATTTAGGTCCCACACCGATCACTATTAAAAAAGGTGAACGAATTGGCCAAGGAATTTTCCAAAAGTTCTTATTAACGACAGATGTTGAAATTACACAAGACGTTGAACGAACTGGTGGTTTTGGTTCGACTAATAAGGAGGAACAATAATGGAACGTAAAGTTATTCATGTGTTTTATGACAAAAATCATACAACAGACTTAGCTGTCTTGAATGTTATTGAAGAAATTGAAAGCAAATTTGATTCAAAATTAAATTTAATTATTCAACCATTAGAAGTTGAGCAAGATATTGTTATGACAAATGCATATGGTATTCCTTTATCTTTTGAAGGTGTTTATATTATTGTATTAGATAAAGATAATAATCAAGAGCAATGTATTCATGCAAAAACAAAAATTCAAGCTTTATCTAAATTGAAAGGAACGAGCGTTTATAAATGAAATTGACTAAGCCAATATTTGTTCTTGCTGGAAAAACACTTTCTGGTAAGACAACATTATTAAATTATTTAATTGATGAATGCCATATGAATAATCATAAAAAAGTAGAAAAAGTTGTAACAATCACGACACGCCCCAAACGCCCGGGCGAAATGGATGGCAAAGATTATTACTTTATTACTAATGATCAATTTGATAAAATGGTAAAAGAAAATAAGATTATTGCTCCACGGGAATACCATGTTGCGACAGGAGAAGTGTGGAAATATGGAATTGAAAAAGGTTTTGAAAATGAATATGAAATTCCAGTTGTTGTAACAGATGTTCAAGGAATTAAAGATTTGAAAAAAGAATTTGGAGCACATAATGTAATTGTATTTTATAAAGAAATTTCAACTATTTTACAATTAAAAAGAGCGATGAGTCGCAAAGAAAATAGTCGTGACGAACAAATTCGTCGCATTATCTCAGATGATGAAGATTTTAAACATATTTGGGAATGGGCAGATTATATTCTAGATGATGAAGAAAGTAATATGCCTGATGATGCTGGTTTTATGTTAAATCAAGTGGATTATGAAATTGACCAATTCAATGATCCTGACCGTGACATTTATATCTAATGTCAAAATCAATTAAGATAGTTCTGCCAATTCCACCTTCAGTTAATGGATATTTATACGCGAAGATGATTCGTGTAGGAGGAAGAATGATTGGTAGATTGGCAGAAACTATCGAGTCTAAAGAATATAAGGCTCATGTTATTAATATTATTAAGAAAAGAATGAAGGAAGAGAATTGGGAAGCTCCAAAATCGGGTAAGTTCTTAAATGTTAAAGTTGATTATTTTTTCCCACGAAAAAGAATGGACCCTTCAAATTATGTAAAAATTCCATATGATGCGTTTACAGCAGCAGGATTGTGGAATGATGATGATATGGCAAAGCCACAAACCGGAATGGTTATAATTGATAAATTCGATCCACGAATGGAGTTTACAATTTACGAAAGTGAACAAATTGGAATTTTTCATTCTGAAAAAGATCGAAATAGATTTATTAATAAATATAGCGAGCGAATGCCTAAAAGATCATTTGATGCACTGATGAAAAAACTAGATGAAGGGCGTTTAACTGAAAAAGTTTATTTAAATAAAAATATGAAAGTAGAGATAAAAAATGAATTTCTTAAAGCATAACTTTAAAGAAGTTATATTATTTGCTCTTTTAGCTATGACTGCATCTCTGATTATTAAAAATAATAATCTAGAGGTGTCAGTTAAAACTTTAAAAGATAAAAATGAAACATATCAAAACGTAATTAAAACAGTAAATGAAAATAAACGTTTTGTTTCAGATTCAAAATATGGCAATCCAAATTGGCAAGTAGTTGGACATGATTATTTTGATGGAAAATCAATGACAATTATAAAAGATAGTAAAAACAATACTGAATATATCGTTATTGAAAATGGTAAAGCTTTAGGTGTAACACAGCGTATAAAATAGTACCATTTTACTATCAAATATCTTTATGATATAATATAATTATAGAAGAGTTAGAAATATATAGAAAGAAGGAAACTATATTGAAAAAATTTTTATTAGGAATTTTATTAGTTTCAGGTTTAGTTATAGTTGGTTGTCAAAATAAATATGAAAATAAAGACAATAAAACTTCAGAATCAACAGTTGTTTCAACTACGAAAGAAACAACTAATAAAACTGAAGAAACAACGACAATCACCGAGGAAAATAGCGCTGAACCATCGGTTACGAAAACTTCAAAACAGTTAGAGGAAAAACGTAAAGATGAAGCAAAACCTGATTATGAGGGAAAAATTGATAAAGAAACATATGATCAATTATATCGATTAAATCAATATTTAACTTCATTTAAAGTTTATGTATCTGCTGGAGATATGGATTCATTAATTGCTGAAGCTGGCGTTTGGGACGATCAATTTTTAAAAGATCCTAAACTAAAAGATATTTATGCACAATTAGTAACTTTAACTGACGAAACAAATGAATTATATTTGAACAAACAATTAACACCAGAAAAACAAAAAGAAGCTTTAGATAAAGTGGATAAAATGATTGAACAAGTTCGTGAGATGTCGAACGGTTCAATGTAAAAAAATAAAAAAAATATATAAAAGGCTGTTTACAAACAGCCTTTTTTGGTTTATAATATATTTATAGTTAATTAATAAATAAATAAATAAACGAAATGAGGAATTTACAATGACAATCAATCAATTTTTACAAATCACAGAACGCGGAATTAAAGTAGTTATCAATTTTGAAAATGGCGAAACTGCTTCATTTAATTATTTTAGTTCATTCGAAAAAAATGATGTATACCAAGCAAACAAAGATAAAGAAATCGTGTTAGTCCAACCTGCTGCAGGAGCAATCTTTCTAACGGTTAAATAAAAAAATAAATAAATTGTAAAAACTGTTTACAAATTACAAAAGTTAATGTATAATAAATATATAATAAATAAACAAATAAAAAACAGAAAGAGGAGATACAAAATGACAAAAGAACAACAAATCAAAATGACAGAAGAAATGCTAAAAGGTTTGAGAGATTCATTATTAGAAGCAAAAGATGAAACAACTAAACGAGGTATTCAATCATTGATTGATATGGCAGTTAAAAATATCGAAGAATTAAAAAAATAATTTTAAAAAATATCATAAAGGCTGTTTACTTTTCAGCCTTTATGATATATAATAAATACATGATAAACAAACAAAACAAAAAATAGAAAGTAGGAAATTAAAATGACAAACTTATTAAACGAAAACGAAACTCTAGCAGTGAAAATCTTACGAGATAATTTACTTTATGATTATCAAGGATTAGTAAATGGAATTAATGATGGTGAAATTGAAATGCAAGAATGGTTAGATAATTTCGATTATAAAATTTTAATTCAATCAGCAGAACAAGAATTTAATAAAGCATACAAAAATGGATATTTAACAAACAATATGAATGGTACTACACTTGAAATTAAACATATTAATTTCTCTGGTAAAGATAAGAAAAAATTAATTTTTGAAACCGCGGCTGCACTAGCATTTATCAAACTTGATAATAATTGGAAAATTGGAAATTTATTCTTCTAAAATGTTTACAATCTACTGTGGATATGATATAATATATCCACAGTAGTAATTAATCAAAATGAATGGAGCGTATATTAATGAACAAATTATTTTTATTAAACACAGAAAACGGTATTAAAAAAATTAGCATGTCGTACAACGATCTTTATGATCATTTTTTCAATATGATTCAAAATGAAACTTGGAAAATCACTAGAGTTTATTCTAATAGTATTGATAGAGATGAAGTAGAGCAGCAGTTCACAATCGAGTTATGGTACGCATTTGAAAATTATGATATTTCAACTGGTAACTGTATTTCAACATATATCTTCCACAGATTTAAAAAAGCAAAACGCGATTTATTATATCCTGTTCTGCAATCTAAACGCAATAAATGGAAAAATTCAAATGTTTCTTCATTAAATGTAAAATTAAGTGAAGACGATAAATATGATTCTTCAAATAAAAAATTTGAAAATGATGAAACATATCAACAAATGGAGAGCAATGGCGCAGAAGCTTTATTAAATGATGAAGCATTGGTTGATTTAATTTTATCACATTTTAAAACTGATTCAGAATTAGATTTAATTAGAATTTTAATAGATAAGAAAAATTTTAGTGTTGTAAAATATGCAGAAAAATATTCAATTTCACGCGTGGCGGCAAATAATCGAGTTAAAAAAATGAAAGAAAAAATGGCAGAAATTTTAATAAATGAATGGTTATAGTGGAGGATAAGTAATATGAAATACAAATGGATAGAAAAAGGAACTCGCTTCAACAATAAAGATTATTTGTTTTCAATAGAGGAATCTGACTATTACAACGCCGTTTTAGTTACGTGTCAGTATGGCTCTTATGTAACGCAAGCATTAGTAGAACCATCACAAGAAGCTTATTGGTCTGAAACTTTAGACGAGATGAAAGAATTATTATATAATAAAAATTATAATTAAAAGAGGGATAAATATGACAGTAGAAGAATTATACAATAAATTAGGCGAAATGCTAAAATCAGAAGAAGTTTACAATCATTCACGTGTTTGGATTGATCGCGGAACAAACACTTATGATACACTTGAAAGAGCGACGTCTGATATCGATAATGATTTAATATTAATAGTAGATTAAAAAAATAAAAGAGGGAAAATAAATGACTGTAGATGAATTATATAAAAAATTAGGTGAAATATTAGAAAAAGGTGAAGTGAGAGAAAGTTCGCCAGTTTGGTTTATTGGTGGTGATGATGAATTAGTGTCTGTTGAAAATTTAGAAATTGATAATGATGGAGATATAATTTTAACTATGTGGACTAAAGAAGGACTATATAAAAGTAAAAGAATGGTATAAGGAGAGAATGAAATGATCTTAAAAAGCTTTTTAATCACAGTTTGCATATTTTTATTTGTTGGTTTAATTATTGGTTTAGTTGAAGGATATGATAGATTGCAAAGATATATTAAATGGCGTTGGAATTTTGATATTGGGCCCTGGTTTTTATTTTTAATAATTTTCTTAGGATTTTGGTTCTTAATATATGGAATTGTTCAAAGTGGCGGGTTTACATTTTAGTCCTTATATGATATAATATAAAAAAGATATAAAGAAAGAGGTAATATAAATGAAAGCAATGGATTTGTATCGTAAGCTAGACAAACTAATTAAAGATAAAAAAATTGATGAATTAAGTAATGTATATTTTCTTGACACTCCGGGAATATACGCAGAAATGGAAAAAGTAAAAGTTGATGAAGATAAAGATTTGATTTTGGAGGAATTTTAGATGGCTGATAAAATTAAAAAATTAGATGATCGCGCACAAGCTAGGGAAAAACTGAGCATATGGTATGGCTCACGTGATAATTTTTATCACGGTGTAAAGGAGCTTATTGCAAACGCTGCAGATGAACTTAGAAATCACTCTAGTGAACCTGGTAAAATCGAAGTTACTTTATCCAATAATAATAAAAGAATTATGGTTAGTGATAATGGTAGAGGCATTCGTATTGGTGGCGAAACAGACGGTGAAAAAAATTATGACTTATTATTCCGTACACTATTTGCAGGAACAAAATATGATGTTACCGAAAATGTGACAACCGGAACTAATGGAGTTGGAACAACCGTATTAAATTATACTTCAAAATTATTTGCTGTTATGTCACATTATGATAACAAAGTTCATAAAGTACGTTTCATTAATGGTGGAGAACTAGATGGTGAATATATGGAAAAAGATATGAGTGAAATTGAAAATGCTCACGGTTCAACTTTTGTTGTTGAACTTGACGAAACAATTTACACACATACTCAATTTGACCCTAATCATATCAAAGAAATTGTCAAACATTTTGCTGTGGCTTCACCAGGTATCGAATATCGTTTTGTTCATGATGAAACAGTTACAAAATTTAAATATGAAGGTATTCGCGATCGTTTTGATGAATTAATTGGAACAACTACAACGTCAGGTATTTTCACACTGGGCGAAGTAGAAAATACTAGTGAGGTTCCACAAATTGACGGGGAGGTAGTAGTTGAAAAAAACAAATATAATATTGTATTAACAACCTCACCGGACACGCATCAAGAATCATATTTGAATATGACATGGTTAGAAGAAGGTGGCGCAATTAATGACGGGGTTTTAGATGGTGTTCGTTTATATATGAATAAATATTGTCGAGCTAAAAAATTATTCCCTAAAAAAGTGACTGCTTTTAATAAAGAAGACATTGAAAATTCACTATCGTTTATCACTGTGGTTGAATCAAACATTGTTGAATTTAGTAACCAAACAAAATTAAGTACAAATAAGAAAAAATATAAAGATGAAGTAAAAGTATATATTGAAAATTTATTAACAGCAATGGAAGCACAACAGCCGAAAGAATTCAATAAATTTGTTGATCATTTGTTAACTGTCCAAAAGGCAAATGGCGCAAACGATCGTGCTCGTCAAAAATTGAAAAAACAATTGACGGAAAAAGTGACTGGAATTGGCAATAAGATTGAAAAATTAATTGATTGTGAAATTCATGGATTAGATGCGGAACTATTTTTAACAGAAGGTGATTCAGCGAATGGATCGATTGTTGATAGTCGGGATGATCATTTTCAAGCTGCATTTCCATTGCGTGGCAAAGTGTTAAATGTTTTACGCGCTTCACCTGAAGATATTTTCAAAAATAAAGAAATTGTAAATATGATCAAAATTATTGGAACTGGAATTCAATTTGGTAAAAAAGATGATTTTGATATTGATAACTTACGTTTTGGAAAAATTATTATTACAACAGACGCAGATGCAGATGGTGGACATATTATGTCACTATTAGTTGCATTTATTTATCGGTTTATGAAACCATTATTGGAAAAAGGACATGTGTACGTTGCACAAACACCATTATATGAATTGAAATTTAGTGATGATTCAGTAGTTTACTTTTTAACTGAAGATGAAAAAAATAAAAATATTGGCAAATATGAAGGTCAAAAATATACTATTAATCGTCTAAAAGGATTAGGTGAAGTTGATGCTGAAACAATGGAAGCAACAACTATGAATCCAAAAACCCGTAATCTTATTCAATTAACAACAGAAAAAGCAGAAGATTTTCTAATGATTGATAAATGGATGAACGATGATGTTGAACCCAGAAAAGAAATGATTAATAATCAACTTGCAAATTATGTTCACGACATTGATTAGAATTTTGGGAAAAGTAGTTTACTTTTCCCCATTTTCTTGATATAATATAAACATAGATATTAATAGAAATGAGGAATATAAATTATGTTGGACGTTTTAAATTATCAATCTAGATTAGCTATGATTAAACAACAAATGAATGCTAATATGGATATTATTATTTTTTTAAGTTGTAAACAAACATTGGAAAAAGAAGAAATTGATGAGCTACAAAGTAGATTAAAAGCACATTATAGTTTGGCTCATAAATTTCAAGCTATTGTTGAAAAACGTATTAAAATGGAGGAAGATAAATGATTAATAAAGTTGGTTTAGGCGAACAATTAAACGATGCAATGATGGGAATGAGTGCATACACTATTTTACAACGTGCAATCCCTGATTTTCGTGATGGTTTTAAACCAGTAAATAGACGTATTATTACATCAATGCTTTTAAATAAGACTTTTAATTTCACCAAAAGTGCAACAGTTGAAGGCCGCGTAATGCAATTGCATCCACATGGAGGATCATATGGTTCAATCGTTGGATTAGTTCAAAAAGATCGAAATAGTCTTCCATTTTTAACTGGAAAAGGAAGTTGGGGTCAATATACATCAAGTGACCAACAACCAGCTGCTGCTCGATACACTGAAGTAAAATTAGGTAAAAACGCACTTGAAGTAACAAAAGAGTTAAAAGAAAAAAGTGTTGATTATGTACCAAATTATGATGGCACAATTAATGTCCCCGAAGTTTTACCTGTGACATATCCATCAATTTTAACTCAATCACAAAGTGGTATCGCAAATGGTTTTGCAACTTCTATTTTATCATATAATATTCATGAATTATATGATATGATTGATGATATTTTAATGTTACGTGGAAGGACAAAACCAATTTATCCAGATTTTCCAACAGGTGCAACGATCATAAAAGATGATGAGGAAGCACTTAATGTAATTAGAACTGGGCGTGGTTCATTTACAATGAGAGCAAAAATTGAAATTGATAATAATAAATTAATTGTAACTGAAATTCCTTATGGTGTAAAACGTGAACAAATCATTAAAAAAATTATTGAGTTGAATAAACGTGGAACACTAAAAGAAGTTACAGATGTTCGTGATGGTACGTCATTTAAAGGTATGAAAATTGTAATTACAGCTAAGAAAAATACAGATATGAAAGAATTAATTGTAAAACTGTATAAGCTTACTCCACTTCAAGCGAAAGTTAGTGCTAATATGAACGTATTAATTGATGGTAGATTAGAAGTTTTAGGAGTAGAAGAATTATTATTAAATTGGATTAAATGGCGTGTATCTGTAATTAAACGTGGATTAAATAATAAATTAACAAACATGAAAAAAGATTTACACATTTTAGAAGGTTTGCGTAAAATTGCTTCAGTTGATGAAGTTATTCGTATCGTTCGTTTCGAAGATGATGATAAAGTTGATCAATTGTTAATGGAAGCATTTAATTTAACAGAAGAACAAGCAGAATATATCGGTAAAATGACATTACGCTCATTAAATGAAAAACGTATCCAAAATAGATTAAAAGATATTGAAGATTTGGAAAGTAGAATTAAAGATTTAGAAGAAACAATTGATAATGATGGATTATTAAAAGTTATTTTGCAACGTCGTATGATGGAAACAATGAAAGAAATTGATGCTCCAAAACGTAAAACTGAAATTATCACAATTGATGAAGAAAAAGAAAAAGAAGTTCATAAGATTGTAAAAGTAAAAGAAGTAGATAATGCTAAATATTTTGTGTGCTTCACCAAAAATGGATGGTTATTAAAAGGTAAAAATAAAAATGATATGGAATCACAATTAATTTTAGGTGATGAAATTGTTCAATATTGGGAAGTACAAAATGATAAAAATATTGTTCTATTTATGAAAGATAAATCAGTTAGAAACATTAAAGTAAAACAAATTAAAGATAAAGAATTTGTTGGAAATGATGCTTTATTTGCTGAATGTAATGTTGATGAAAGTGCATTAGTTTTATTAGTCTTTGATGAAGGACATATCGTAAAAATTCCAATTGATGCATTTGTGAAAAATCGTCAAATTATGGAAAAAGGATATTTTGATGGTGAAAACTTAATTTACGTAAAACAATTAAATGGTGAAAAATTAATCAATATTTTCATTGGTGATAAACAAAAACCAAAAACAATTGAAGTTGAAACTATCAATATTAAAAAGAACCGTTTAGCGCGTGGTCAAAAACTATTTAATAATAAAAAATTAGAAAAAGTGAATGTCACTCTGGGTTAACCAGGGTGCTCGTTCATTTTATAGTAATATAATTAATTGAATGAATTAATTAAGCATCATGTATAATTGTTAAAATTGACAACATTATGATATAATTATTATAAGAAGATGATCAATGATCATCAAAAAGGAAGAATGGAGATAGATATTTATGGATAAAAATATCGAACCAAAAAGAGAAGTATTAGAAAATGGCGACATCAAAGTAAATGTTGGTGATAATCAAATTTTAGTTACTCATGTTTCCGATGAAATTCCTGTTGATCAAATTGTGACAACTCAAACGACTAAAAATCATAATAGTGTTAATTAGAAGAAAAATAGTGTATAATAATAATATAGCCTTTGGGCTAACAAATATATTTGGAGAGTGATATCATGGTTCAAGTAGCAAAAGTAGCATATACTGGTGAAGAACAAGATTTACCATTAGATGTAACGGAGAAAAATTTATTCGCCGGCGCTGTAACAAAATCAACAGTTAAAGAAGCTATTGATGAAGCAGCAGCTTTGGATAAAAAAGAATTACACCCAACGACAACAACTACGACGACAGTTGGTGGTTAATTTAAAAGATAGGACTTCGGTCCTATTTTTTTTACATTAATATTACTAAAATTACATTGGTGAAATACTGTTTACTTCTATTAGTTAACATGATATAATATACCTATAATCAATTAATGATTATAAAAAAATATAGAAAAGAGAGTGAATTATTTTGCTAAAAGGAACTATCACGAAAGGTACAATTTTATTATTAGCTACTGTTGGTTTATCCGGATTCGCATACCAATCGAACCAGGAGAATATTAAAGAACAACAGGAGAAGCAGCAAAAACTTGAAAAGGAATTCTTCGAATATCAGGCAAAACAAGATAAGAAAATGATCATTCGCAATCAAAAGCAAAAAGCTCAATTGGCGAAAATGTCTGTTGATTTTAAAAAGAAAATTGCAGAAGAAAAGAAAAAAATTGCCGAACAAAAACAAGCAGAATACGAAGCGACTTTAACTAGACAAGCTGAAGAAAAGCGGAAACAAGAAGAAGAATTTGCGGCTTGGCAAGCAGAAATTGCTCATCAAGAAAAAATTAAAAAAGAACAAGAAGCAGCAGCTCAAGCAGCTCAAATTGCACAACAAGAACAACAAGTTCAACAACAGGTTCAACAAACACAAATTCAGCAACAACAAGAACAAGCTCCTGCACAATCGAGTGATGCAAAAAGTCAAATTGCTATGATTGAAAGCACGAATAATTACAATGCGACTAATGGAAAATATATTGGTAAATATCAACTAGATGCAGCGTATTTAAATGGAGATCATTCTCCGGCAAATCAAGAAGCGACAGCAGACCGTTACGTGGCGGAACGTTATGGATCATGGGAAGCAGCCCTGGCATTCCATCAAGCAAATGGTTGGTACTAAATAAAAAATAAATTTTATTTAAAATAATTGTACTTTGTGAGCAAAAACTGTTTACAGAGTACAATTTCTAATGTATAATAAATATATAATAAATAAACAAATAAAAAATAAAGAAAAGAGGAAATGAAATGATTGAAACAACTCTATTTATGACAGGTAAAGAAAATGAAGAACAGTTAGCAGATTTTAACAAAAAGAGAGCGTTAGCATTGAACTTAATGGGATATGTTATTATTAAAACACCGGAGTTCAACAAAATGCTTATCAGAAAAGGTTTAGAATTAACATCGGATAAAATGATTGAGTTTATAAATGAATATAAATTAGACTTAATTGAAGTAGCTTAAAATAAAAAAATGTACACCTATATAAAAATATAGGTGTACATAAATAAAAATGAAAAGAGGAAAATAAGATGGAATACACAATAAAAGACATTAAAGAAGGCATGAAATTAATTTGTACAAATGACGGTGATTGGACATTTTGGACGAAAGATAAAATATATGTTGTTAAAAAGACAGATAGTGGAACATTATATATTAAAAATGATGATGGTAAAATGCGTTTCGTAACTAATATAGTAACATATTTAAATAATAAAGGTGATAGACGCGTAGTTAGTTTAGAAGTTATGGACACAGAAGAAAATAAAATTATAAATAAAGAAGAAGAAAACATTAAAAAATTAGAAGTTAAATGTTTTACAAGTTTAGAAAATTTAAATGATTTTTTAGATTCTTTAAAACCAGGTGAAAAAATTATTTCACATGCTATAGGGCAATTTAATTTTCATTATATTATTTATGAAAAAATAGTTGGTTAAAATAAAAAAAAACTATTTACAATATCTTTATTATATGATATAATTATTTATGTAAAACAAATAATAAATCGGAGGAATTTAAAATGACATTAGAAAAATTATTAGAAGTAATGGAATATGGTAAAAGAGTAATGATCACTATTGGAGAAACAGGTGCCACTTCAGCTTGGATGCATAATGAACGTTCAAAAATGATTTTAAACTATAAAGAAAATAAAGACCGTAATGTATTATCATTTACACCGTCTACAAACGGTATTGAAATTGTTTTAGAAGGTGATAAAGATGAAAATTAATAAATATTTCTTAAGTAGTGATAACCCAGCAGAATATGCTGATGAATTACGTTCATTAAATAAGACAATGAAAGACGTAAGATTTGAAGATAACTTCAATTACCGTCATCCTTATGTTTTAATTGAAGTTAAAGATGACAAAAAGAAAAAGAATAATAATAAAAAAATTAAATATTTTGTTATTCTTCCAGGACTTCCTAATTCTAAAAAATATTTAATTAAAGATCAATCTTCAGGCAATATCGAATTCGGCTCTAAAAATGGTATTATGGAAAATTTAAATAAAGGCCAAGTTCTTTTCACAATTGATGAAATTAATTTAATCGATCCATTATATTTAAACTTTAGAAAAATTGCATTTAATTTTAAAGGAGAAGAAATTGATTATGACTAAAAAAGATAAGTTAGAAAACACTATAATGATGTGTATTGATTTGGATACGGGGCAATATTTTAAAAGAGAAAATACAGAAATTAAAACTGGTGTTGTTGAAGATCTTATTATTGATTTAGAAAAAATGACTAGTCAAATGATCGATTTATGTAGACAATTGTGTGAAGAAGAGGAGCTAAAAAATGAAGGATTGGATTAAAGCTATATTTTTAGGAGTATTTCAAGTTATGTTATTTATAATTGTGCCAACAATATTCCTAGGATTAATGGCAGGTTTTATGTATTTATTTATTATTTATGCCCTTATTCCAATTAAAGAATATATGCCCACAATTCTATTGTCCATTTTATCAATAGCTGTTTTCATTATTGTTCTATTATCTGTAGTTGATGCACATGATAGAATGAAAAATAACTAAAAAATAATAAAAAAATGAGCATTTACTGTTTACAAATGCTCATTTTTGGTTTATAATATATTTATAGTTAATTAATAAATATTCTTCCATAAAGAAAAAAACTTTTAAAAATATTTTAAAAAACTATTTACAAATTACAAGTAATAATGTATAATAAATATATAATAAATAAACAAATAAAAGAAAAGAGGAAATTAAAATGACTAAACAAACTATGGAAAACAAAATCAATGAATTAAGAAAAGAAGCTGGATTAATGTACGGTGACTTAGATAAAGCATTAGCTGAAGGAAACTATGATTTATATGAAGAACTTGGTGATATTATGAGCGCTAAATATGAAGAAGCTCGTCAATTGATTATTGAATTTAACGAAACATTTGGAGAAACTCCAAACTTACTTTTCTAATAAAAAATATAAAATGAAATGAGGAATATAAAATGCAAGAAAATTACAAATACGCAGTGAACATCTTAAATGCAAAACACGAAAGTGATAGAGAATGGTTACAAAAATTATTTGATGAATCAATTCCTAAAACAAAAACTATTTTTGAATTTGATACAGAAGAAGAAGCTGATGAGTTTGAAAAGAAATTAAATAAAGATGGACATAAAACTTTTAGAAATAGAATCATTCATTTTTAAAAATATTTACAAAATGTTCTCACTATGATATAATATTATCATAGTGAGATATAAATAAAAAAAAAAGAAAAGAGGAACATATAATGAATAAATTAATTTTAGTAGTGGGATTATTAGTAGCTTGGTTTTTTGTAGTAACAAACGTTACATTATCTTCTCAATTTTTACAAACGCTTATGGTTGGAACTTTAACAGTTTTTATTGGTATTTTAGAAATTGGAGTTTTAGTTGGAGGTAAAAAATAATGGAAAAATTTACATGTTTTAATTATAATCCTACTAAAGCCCGAATTGGTGATTGTGTATTAAGAGCTATTACCGCGTTTGAATATGTTGAAAGAAAATTAAAAAATGTTGAACAAATTTCTAGTGAAGAATTATATGAAAAAGTGAAATTAGGAATTACAAGTTATGGAGATTATACATTACAACGTTATTTTGAAAAATATTTGAGTGAACATGGTTATGTTAGAGTAGAAGCATTTAATTATATTGATAATATTAGAATAAGAACAGAAAATCAGTTAGCTATGTTTTGTAAAAATTTTAATGTTATGGCTTTAGCACTTTCAAATACGCATATGGCTTATGTCGACCCGATTTTAGGAGTTGTCGATACATGGGATAGCAGAAGAAAAAGATTGGAATATTTTTATATAAAAGAGGAAGATGTTGAAAGATTAGAATTAAAATTAACGGAAGATGTAGATGGAAATACTAATATTAAACGTGTAAGTACAAAAGAAAATACTATTGGTTATAATAAGATTAATGGTAAATCTCCAATACAAATGGGATTAAAATAAAAAAAATAGGAGCCAATCGGTTAAGATTGACTCCTATTTTTATTATATCCCAAATGCTTCAAAGAGAATTTCTTCACTTCTGTCCATTAGGTAAGATTCAGTAGTTGATACATCCTCATGATGAGCGATTAATTTTAATACTTTTAAATCTAATTGGTCTTTGCCTAATTCTTTTAACACATGATGAGTTCCGTTAGAATAATTATCTAATGATGAATGGCGGAAACAGTGTGGATTAATATCTACAACTTCTCCAGTTTTCAATTCTAAAACTTTTCTGAAATATAGACAAAAATTATATAATGATTCATATGATCTTGCTCTAATATTTTCGCCTTTTCCAGCAACCCATAAAGAGTCAATATTATCATTTCCGCGTTGATCAAACCATAATTTTGCTATTTCTCTAGTGCGATCAAAATATAAAAGTTGGAATTTTTTACCACGTTTACCAATAACTTCATTAGTCATTTTCGATTCTAAGAAATTTTGTTTTTTAACTTGTAGAATTTCATTACGACGAGCAGCACTATCATATGATAAAGATAAATATAAAGCCATTTCATATTTTTCTTCTTCTAATAAATGTTCTAAAATAATATCAATTTGCTCATCAGTTAGAAAAACAATATCTCTAACTTTTTCACCTTGAATTCCTTTAATTGCACGCATAACATTTTTATCATAATCATATTCATCTTCATCATCTTCAGCAAAAGCTAATAAATTTCGAATTGAACTTTGAAAACGATTAATTCTAGCTGCGCTCGTGCCCATTTCTTGCATTGATAAGAAAAATGTTCGAAACATGCGTTTCTTAAGGTCTAATATTGATTTATTTCCTGCATTTTGAGCTATCCAACAGAAAAAGCCTTTAATGTCGGCAGTATATTGGTAAATAGTTTTTTCAGCTCGACCTTTACTTTTAAGTTCTAAAATATAATCTTCTAATAACATTTTGTTTTCCGCATTAACTTCTTCCCATATTTTTTCATCAAATAAATTATTGCGTTTTGCCATATCAATTTCTCCATTCTTTATTAAATATATGTAAAAAGGAGAGCGTTAACTCTCCTTAATTTTACAATTAAAATCCCCATCCCCAGGTATTAGCTGGATTATTATCGTTAGGGCCAATTGCTACATAGCTACGTCCACCACCATAGTTAATATATGTTAACCATACATAACCATTAGCAACAACGTAACCATCATATGTGAACGACATTCCTGCATTATAGTAGTCTAATGCTGGGCTGTTTGGATCGACATCACCAGAAACTGGTAATTGGATAGATGTTGTGAAAGTTCCGTAAGCAGGATAAATAGTTGCAGTATTTTGACTTGGCACTGCTGGTTTATTTGGGTTCCAAATTTCAGCGATGTCGCCATCATTTGCATATCCTAATAATTTACCACTGTTACGAATTTCATACAAGTTTTTACGTCCATCTAACTTCTTAGTGATTGTTCCAACTTGTGTCCATAATGTATCTGCATTGATGTGTTGGCCAATTGGTGCATCTGGGTTTTTGTAGATTGTTGTGAAACGAACGTTGTCTCCGACTTTATATCGAGGTTTATTCGGTTTAGCAGGTTGATCAGGTTTGTTTGGCACATTAGCTGTAGAATCACTAGAAACTCCATTTGCCAAATCTTGTGCTAATTGTGCTTTACTAATACCCATTTCAGCTAAATATCCATAAGGATCTTGGTGATCGCCCCAAATATTGTCAGAAACCCATTTATGTGTTTTAATACCATTTCCAGGTTGGTCCAACGTCAATGGAATACCAAAATAATTAGCGGCATCACGAGCTAAAGAGATATATGCTTTATAGTTCTTTTTAAATAAAGCAGGATCATGGGTGTGTTGTAATTCAATTTGAACTGGAGCATATGGATTGGCATTACCCGCTCCCCAACTTACGATTCCCCATTGACCAACACGATAATCAATTCCACCATCACCGATGATGTCTGTTGTATATGCGTTAAACCAATTTCTTTTCATGTAAGTCGCTTCATTTCGGCCAGTTGCTGTCTCATTTGCTGTTTCGTGTAAAATGATATAGTTTGGTGAAGCTGCATATCCGGCGCCCTCACCTGGAGCTAAATTAAATTCATTGTTAATGGTATAATCTGCAGCTTCAGCTTTATCTACTGCTCCAAAACCTAATCCAATCATTAAAGTTCCAGCAATTGCCATAAATAATTTACTTGCTTTCATTTCATTACCTCTTTCGAATAATATTTATTTATAATAACATTTATCCCAAATGTTCTTGGCCAAACACTTGGGAAAAATGATTATTTATCTTTCTTTTTATTACTTTCGTTTAATTGTCCGTCATCTAAAAGATCTTCAATATTATCCCAATCTTTAATTTTACCACTTAAAATTGCTGCCACAATTTTAATTAAATCTTTACCTCCAGCTGCAATCAAACCAGCTAAAAAACCGTCATAAACACCGATTGCAATGGAGTTACCTGTGATCCATGTTGCGAAAATACCAATTACTACACCAGTTGTCACGGCAATAATCGGTAATAATCTATTGTCGATTTTCTCAACATTTTTAAACAAGTATGTCACTAAAAATACTCCAGCACCAATCATTAAAATATAATTATTGTGCAGAGCTGCTGTTGCATTTGCGATCATTTCTAACATACAAAATTCCTCCTTTATAATTTACTTTCTACTAACTTAGTCAATCGTTCAATTTCTTCATCTTTCTCATCTAACAACTCATACATCTCTTTTTCTTTTTTTTCTAACTTCTCCAATAAATCTTGAGATTGGTCTAATTGAAGTCGTAACTTTTCGGCTAATTCTTCTAGGCGAGAGATTTCTTTATCCTTATCCGCGTTTTGGGCTTTCAGTTCGCTAATAATAGCTCTAATTTCAGTTGTGTAAATTCCAACTGTATCAGATTTGCTTTTTCTAGCGACACCGAGATAAGTCATATAACCGCCGAATACAGCGGTTATAAGACCAATAAACACCTCATTTGTCCATAGTTCTTTCATAAAGCCATCTATCTCCTTTGTACCTTATAGCGAAAATAAGGATAAAAAATAGCGTATATAATAATATCCATGTAATATTTTGATAACCATTCATGGCTCTTATTGCATACACTGTTCCAAGGGAGAAATACAATGAACCTAAGGCAACGACAGAGAATTGCTGAAGTGAGATACGCTTGGCCAAGAAAGCATATCCCATTATTAAAGCAAAACCAACAATCACAGCTCCAGTAACATTGTCATCAATCCATTGAAAACTTTTCGGCCATTTATCTAATCCATATCTAGCTAAATAATCATCATTGATGATTTGAAATACACCGATTATAAAGGTTGAAATAGTCAGAGTAAAAGCCATTGACCTTTTCATGATCATACATATCGGCTCCTTTTTAAATATTTGACCTTACGGTCATTTTATATTAAGGAAGTTCATCATATGAACCATCCGCATTTCGTTTAGTAATATAAACCGTTCCACCGTCAAGAGAGCCAGCTGAAGGGAACGGGTCTTTTGTGAAAAATGTAGCTTGTAAATAATGGTTTCCATTTTTATTACTTGCCCAACGAACATCATTATTACTTTGTTCCACAATTCCGGCATATTGGATAAGAGCTGTATTGTGAAAAGAATATTGAGTAGTATTCACAGGAATATTGTAAATTGTACCAGCCATATCAAAGAATGGTCTAAACCCAACTGGGAACCAATAAAACTTCGGCATACTATTTTCAAATTTAGTATTGTCTTTTACGTTTACACGCCAGTTAGCGACAATAGTGTTACCTTGTCTAAATAACTCCACTTTAGACTCAGCATCGTTTATTGCATCTTTTGCTTTTTGTTCCCATTGCGTGGTATCAAGCGATGATCTACGATACCGATAAAGAATCGCTTCATCTTCATTTAAAATAATTTTATCATTGTTTGTGATTATTCCAGTAAAGTTTAATGGAGTACTAACATTTATTTTTGATGTTCCCGCTTTTGGAATAGCACCAACTTGATCTGCTGTAACGCCATGTGGATTATTTTTATCATTTTTATGTGTTTGCAACTCATTTTTTACTGGTAAAATTTCAGCAGTAACTTCATCTCTTGTTGGATAATTTGATAAATCGGGTGACTGGATTTTCCATGCAGTCCATTGATTACCATAAAATGAACGAGTATAAATTTGTCCAGAGCTATGAGTGAAACGTTGAATAATTAATGAAGTTTGATTAAATACCTCTAAAGTACCGGATGAATAATCTGCCATAGGGCGATTTACACCTGTTGCTTTATTCACTTGATAAAAACCAGACTCTTTAATAGTATTCCAGTCTTCACTTGAGATTTGACCTTTAATCAACATTACTTCATCTTTCATTGCGGCACCATTATTTTCTAGTGCCGCCATTCTTTTTTCAAAATCACTAATCGTGCTTTGGATTGTATCTAATCTTCCATTTAAAGTATCAACTCTAAGTGCTTCAGCGTCAATCTTTTTCGCTAATTCATCAATGTGTTGTTTACTTAATTCATCATAATCATTTAATGCTTTTTTGTAAGCATCATTTAATTTATCAATCAATTTATTGTATTCTGTTATAATTGTTTCTGCTTCTTTTGCAGTTATGTCTGCAACTTCTAAGACAGAAATTTGGAAATTTGAAGTCGTGCTTCTTTGTCTTGATTCAGTTTCTGTGATTGAAAAATAAGCTCTTTCATAATCTCCAGGAACTCCAAAAGCCATATTTGGAAAAATATAATCAAATTTACCATTTTTATCATCACGATTTACAACACCTTCTGTGTCCATCACGACTGTAGCATTTCCGTTTGTCATTCCTTCAAATGTGATTATATATCCAGTTAAATCAATTGGCTCATCATTTAAGGTGAGATAGACGGTAACTTTTTGAACGCTACCGTCACCAACTCTCCCGTAAATGATAGGCGTTAATCTTGGCTGTTTAGATAAATCAAAATTCATTTCTCTATTTGCCATTTACCTATCACTCCTAATCTAATTTAAACATTTAACATGTACATCTCGTAAATCAGCTTGTAATAATGTTTTACCCGATTCCAAATCAACAGACATAGCCATTGATTCACCAGCTTTCATCGAAATAATTTTAGCAAAAGCTGTAAAATTTTTCCATTGTAACGTACCACCGGCTTGTCCATTAGTTGATGCAACGTGCGTCGCAGCACCTGTTGTCTCACCTTGGTCTGTGTTTACCCTTAAGTGCCAATAAGCATATCTAGATGTGTTACTATCATAAAGACCTTGAGCGCGAATAGTTCCTTCAATATAAAAGGTTACATCTCGTTTTGCGGTAAAATAAAGTCTAGATAGTTCAAATGGGTTATCGTCCATTGGTATACCATCAACTTGTTCTCTTGTATATGCTAAGCTTCCCCATCCTAAACGGCTTTTATCTCTAATAGGGTTTACCATATTACCTGTATCGAACCAACCTTCCCAACGAACCTTTTTATTTTTTAAAGATTCAATTTCATTGTCTCTTAATTTTAGTTCGCTATCCATCATTGCTTTAGAAACTAATTCTGCCCAATCTCTCCACACAGCTGGAGAACCAGCACGTGTTCTAATGAAACGTTTTCCACCTGATGTATACTCTTGTGTAACCGTCGCATTATCTGCTAAAACAACTAATGTTCCATATAATCCACCAGGTGGTTTATTTGCTCCACTAGCGTTATAAACAGTATAAACTCCAGTTGAAGTTAATGTGTCCCAATCTTGAACATTTACAACAGTGTCTTTAAACTCTAAAATTCCATATCTATGTTCAGTAATAATTCGCTCAAATGGAGTTTTTGATCCACCATTAAGAATTACGCGTGAATATCTGTCTCTTTTAGAAACACTTGTTGTATATACAAATTGTTGTCTGTAAGTTCCGGCTCTTGACTCACTGTTTTCAACGATATAATTATAACTTCCAACAATGTCTGCTGGTAAATCACTATTATCCGTTAATGCGTCCATTTGTGATTTAGTGATATAAAAAGTTTTTCCACTATAATCAGATAGAGCACTTAATGAAGTGACACCACTTGGTAATGGTTGAGCATTATAAGTTTGTTCAATCTTATTTTCCAAATCTGTTTTAGCGTTATTTAAATTTGTTTGCACACCATTAATTTTTGTATCTAAAACAGTGTCTTTTTGATCAACTTCTGTTTTAGTATAATAATTATTTTTTAAATAATCAAACGTAGGCATTACATCATTAATCGAAATTTGTTGTCCTTCAATGGTGACTGTTGTTTTACCTTGCATAAAAAATACAACATCTTCCATTTTTAACAGTCCATCATTAATTAGCTCTTGCAATCTTTTTTCTAATTCTGTCACTCGAGCTTCTGCAACTTCATAATTTTGATTTAAAATATCGATTTTATTTTGAAGTTCTTGTACTTGTTGAGTTAACCATTGTTTATATTCTTCAACATCATTGGTTAAATCTTCTTGTGCCTCGATAAAAATCTTGTTCAATTCATCAACTAATTTTTCATATTCTGTAATAACGGTATGTGCTTCTTCAACCGTGATATCAGCATTTTCAAAAACTTGTATGTTGAAATTGTTCGAACTTTCATGTTTTTCATCTAATGCAAAAGAGAAATATGCTCTTTCATATTTTCCACTATTTGCAAATGCTGGTAGAGGGAAAGTATATTGGAAGAAACCTCCTTTTGCATTTACAATTTTAACATTTTCAGAATCTGCAATAAATGTTCTGTTACCGCTAGTATTTCCTTCGAATTTGATTGTCCATCCTGTAATATCGAACGGTTCACCATTATTTGTGACGTAAACGTCGACAGTTTGAACTAAACCGTCGGCGACACGCCCGTAAATAGTTGGCACCAAATCAGGAGTCTTTGTAATATCTAATCGCAAAACTTTATTATTTGCCATTATTATCCTCCTTTTAATATGTTATTCCCAACGTATTTGGTATCATATTTTCATTATCTATTCTTTTTCGCTCTTCAATTTTCTCATAAGCTGAATTAATTTCAGACATTTCTTGGGTATCAAAGTTAGTTTCGTCATTCATTCTATCTTGTGCAGCTCCAAAATCTTCATCCAATCTAACGTGTTGAAAATTTAATCTATGAGCTACTAAGTTCCAACGAATTAAAACCCCACTTTTTTCAGCTTGAATGATAAAATGATCAACATCCTCATGAATAACGGCACATTTCACCATTTCAGTTGGTGTTAAAAATACCATATATCTCGATGTGACAATTGTTTCCGCAAAAATTGGATCAATATCAATTCTAACTTTTCCATCTTCACCAGTTACTGCTTCACCATAATCAGCAAAATATGATTCTGGTGTTTCATATGCATTCAATAAGCGATCGCCATAGTTATCCGTACGAACTGTTGCATTTTTTGTACCCGAAACTGTGAAAGTTTTCGCACGCATACTTATATAATTATCGGCAGATAAACTAGCATAAGAAGTTCCAGCTGACGCATTTCCAGATGATAAACTTAATTGTGCATTATTTATAAACGATCCATTTTTTTTAACGCCTGTTTGGATTGCAGAATAATATTTATTCATTGAAAAAGAATTTATCATGTTTGTCCCAGTTCCATTTGAATCCCATTTTTCACCCATATGTGATATTGTAATCATTGGCGAATTTTTAGATGCTGTCATTTCAAATTGTTGATATGCATATTTTGAATAATCTGTGACACTAGGATTTGAACCAGTTGAATGGGCTATAAGTCTAACAGTTCCATAGCCGTTCGTTCCAGTTGTCGACGCCATTTCCGCGGCTAGCACCGCGATACCTGGTGTGAATCTAAAGTATGATTCTGGCGTATGATACCAGTCATCATCTACACCAAAATAAATTGAATCTTTCTTTAACGGACGAATTGCAATTGTATTATCATTTGATCCATCTCTTACTTTACCTGGCATAATTTGGAAAAATTCTTGTCCGGACTTGTTATCTGTCCAAGTTATTTTACCATCTTCAATCACTGAGGTAAAGTTTACTCCTATGGTAGACATTCTACCACCTTCAATTGACGAACCCTTAATTGTAACACCCATAATGTCAATTGCTTTCAAAGTACCAGTGTTAATTAAATCGGCAACAATTTGTCCGTCTTTTGTCATACCAACTGTCCATGGACCTCCACGACCCGTTGATGAATATGCTAAACCTGCTTCAGACCAACGCCACATTTTTCTTGCTAAATTTAAGTTTTCATTATCAGTGATATAAATTTCTTGTGGATCTGACAATGATGGATAAATTACAACTTTACCTTTTCCTGGATTATTTAAAACATCATTAAAATTATCAATGTCTTCTTGCATTCCCATCCAATCATTGTTTGCACCATTAATATAATCATCTAATTTTTTATCAACTTCATCCACTTTATCAGTGATAACATCGCCTAAATTTGTACGTGCATCTCCTAATTCAACAGATTCAAATCTTTCTAAATCTGGACGATAAACTGTTTTAATAATTTGCGCCTCGGTGCTAATTTTTAAATCTTTAAAATAAACGTGAATATAATCACATAAATCTACAGAATCAATGTACTTTTTAGTTCCACCCATTGCGTTACTAGATAAGTCGACAAAAGAAGCTTTAATACTAACTTTTGGAACACCAATTTTATTACTGATCACATATTGTTGAGCCATTGTTAATAATTCAGCTTTATTTTTAGGATTACGTTGAGAAAAATCAACTGCTTCAATACGCCTTTCACGATAATTGTTAACATATTCTCCGTCAACAAAATTGCCATCAACAGTTATAATTTTTTCTTCGTCAGATCCTTCTTCTTTTATTTTTGCCCATGGATAAATCGTCGTAAATGTATTTTCAATACTTTCTTCTTGGTTAATATCAGTTAAATTTTTACCATATGCAACGACAACTTTAGTGTGTTCACCTGCTTCATTAGGTAAACTAATAACATTGTTGTCAAATACATATTCACCACCAAATTTATCTAATATTGAACCAGCAGTTCCACCAAAAGCATCCATAGTTGATGGAAAAACAAATGGATCAGTTAAATCCATTTCTAATTCAGTATCTCTTAAAACGCTTTTAACTGTAAAGTCCATTTTTGGCTCTGAATTTTCTAATAAGAAACGCATTAAATCATTTACGTTTCCTTTTTTCTTTGTACCTTTTTTAAGAACAGAACGTAAAAGTTGGTATCTATAATGTTCAGCATAAACTGAAACGATCCCGTCCATCGGTTTTGTCACTTTTTGAATTTCAAAACGTTGTGCTAGAGTATTTTGTTTAATACCTGCGTCTGCAACTACCCAATTTCCTTTTTCAATTTTATCGAAAAGTGGTGAAAACATTGGGTATCTAAATTCTAATGTATATTCACCGTTACGAGCCCGAGTAACTTTGGGCTCAATAACGTTCGTTAGTGGACCATAGCCTAAGCTATTCCACTTAGTTTCGTTTTTATCATGTAATATAAGCGTGCTCATACGGCTAACGTCCTCCAATTCGGTGTGATTTTTACATTTGTCATTCCATCGTAATTAATTTCATTTCTTCCTGGGTCTAACGTAAATGGCGAATATGATTCATTTGTGATTAAAACATCAGATGAAACATTTACCATTGTGTCCTTATTATAAGCAATACCGTCTTCACTATCTATGATGAAAGTTCCAGTTCCTGCACTTGATACATCAAATGTAAATTGCCTACCATTGATATAAAAATGTGCATCAACTAAAGATCCAGGTGGAATTGTGAACTCAACAATTGGTAATGAACTAAATTCTTCGGGGTTTGTAATTACTTGGCCACTTCTAATTGGTCTTTCATCCAAACCATTAATCCTGAAAATAAACGGTTGCATTTTGAATTTAATTGTAAAATCAACCCACAATCCATTAACATTTTCATCCAATGCTTGAGCTCCTCCATAAGGAAAACCTTTATAAAAATATTCATCATATGCGCTAAATAGCACTGGAGAATATTCTTGTTCCGAATATAACCAAGCTACAACTTCGCGCATCGATTGAGCAATATGCTTTTCATTGTCTTTGAATAGACGAACAGGGAAGTTCTTGTCTATATCAGCATATTTTTGCCGATTCATAACAACATCCCTGTTTAAACCGTCTACATCTGTGACATTAAATAAGGGCTCAGGAACAACTAATTCCATATTTTTCAATATGCGCATTCCCATTTCATTGGATTTTCTACCTTTATATTGAAAATATGGAAAATTAGATAAATCATATTGATTTTTTCCTGCCATTATCCTAAGTCACCTCTTTCTTGTCTGTTAATTTCTTCAGCTAATTTTTCACCAAAAGTTTGAACGTCCATATCGTTGTAGATATAAACATTATCGACAGCAACTGTTACAGCTCTTGTTCCAACTGCATTTTGTGTCGCAACTTGTGGAGTTGCTGTTGCTATACTTCTACCTTTGTTACTAATTGAGCCAAAAGTATTCATTGTGCTATTAACACCATTACCAATCGCAGAAGACGCTTTTTGAATTGCGTTAATGCTGCTAGCGATCATTCCACCAAATCCATTTGTAGCTTTCATAGTTGCTGCTTCATAAGGATTAGTATCATGTGTTATACTAATTGTTCCTTCGCTCTTGAATGGATTAAATTTATCGATAATGTGTCCAGCTCTATCCCAAGCAGACTGAATCTTATTAACAATACTATCAAATACTCGTGAAACAGTGTTCCATAAAGATTCGAAAGTACCTTTAATAGATTCGATTGTACCACTTAACGAACTAATAACACCTCTAATACCACCAATTGCTCCATCAATAATGCCTCTAATACCGTTCCAAACATTTGAAGTTACATTTCGAATACCATTCCAAATATTTTCAACAGTGTTTTTCACACCATTAAAAACGTTCGAAGCTGTATTTTTAATGCCGTTCCAAATTCCAGAAAGTGTGTTTTTAATACCGTTCCAAATATTAGAAGATACATTTTTAACGTTGTTCCAAATGTTAGAAATTGTTTGCGAAATACTGTTAAATATATTTGAAGCTGCATTTTTAATACTTTCCCAAATAGGTTGTAACGTATTTTTAATTGCATTCCAAACATTTGAACTAACTTCTTTTATTTTGTTCCACGCATCTGTGATAACTTTTTTAACATTATTGAAAACATCGGACGCTGTTTTCTTAATTGAGTTCCAAATGTTGCTCAAAGTTGCTTTTAATCCATTCCAAATCTCTTCGGTCCGCGATTTTGTTGACTCCCATAATCCGGAAAAGAACTCTTTAATCGGTTCCCAAATGGCTTTAGCAGTTTCTTTAATTGTGTTCCAAACAGTTGATAGAACATAACCAATATCAGTCCATGCTTGATTCCATTTTTCTGTTATTGTATCCCAAATATTTCCTAAGAATTCTTTAATTGGTGTCCAAATTTCATTAACTTTTTCTTTAAATCCGTCCCAGACAGCACCAACAGTCTCTTTGATTGTATTCCAAACATTTGTCCATGTTTCTACAATACCATCCCAGACCTTCATTACAGTCTCACCAATAGCGTCCCAAATTTTCTCGGCCGCCGCTTTTAGTCCTTCCCATAAGAGAATGATTGCCGTAATAGCGACTTGAAGTGGTAAAGTGATAATTTGCCATAATGCATTCCAAATTTTATGGATTGTTTCTTTAAAACCTTCCCAAAAATCTGCAGCTTTATCTTTAAAACCTTCCCAGATTCCTGTTACTTTTTCAATTACTCCATTCCATAAATTAGAAAACCATTCACTAAAACCGTCCCAAACCTTCTTGATCGGCTCAGTCATTTTACCCCAAACTTCTGCCGCTTTTTCTTTGATTTTTTCCCAAGATTTTACTAAACCTTCAGAAATTTCAGACCATTTTTTACTGAACCAATCTCCCAGTCCGTCCCAGGCTTTTTTGATCGCCTCTCCGGCTTGTTCGAATTTTTCTCCAGCCCAGTCTTTAATTTTATCCCATGTTTGGCCTAACCATTTTGTGAATTTATCCCATGTTTTTTGCACCCATTTAACAGTATCGTCCCAATTTAAAATTGCTACAATAACTGCACCAACTGCCGTGACGATGCCGGCTATAATTGCAATTAATGGTGCTAATCCAATCCCTAGCGCTGTTGCTGCCATACTTAATGCTCCAAATACGGCGACGGCACCGGCAATCAAGGCGGCTAAAGGGGCAATAACTGTGATTGCAATACCAATAGATGTTATAAATTTCTTCATACCTGGACTTAATTTATCAAAACGATCTCCAAGAGATTTTAAATTTTTTACGAGTGGTAGTAAAGCTTCAGCTAAAGCCTCGCCAATCGGTGCAAGACTAGTTTTCATGTCATTAAAAGAACCTTTAAGTTCGTCAATACTTGAAACTGAATCTTTTTTCATTTTTTCAGCTGCGCCACCGGTGTCTTCAAACATTGTTTTAACACCTTCTCCGCTAAGAGCGGTTTGACTAAGTGCTTCTAATACGCCAACACCAGCATCTTCACCCATTGTTCCGAAAATCTGACTTGCTTTTGCTAATTTATTTGTTTTTCCTTCGGTGGCCATAATTTCTCCACCTAAAACACGGAATAAATCTAACACTGAAGATGATCCATCTTTATAGGATTGGAATGCTTTTTGTGAAGTTTGGTCCATATTTTCCATTGCTTTTTCTAATGTTCCATCACTTGCACGAATTTGAAATTCTTTCATAAGGTCATTCATTTTGTCCAAATTATATCCGCCAGCATCTAAACCAGCTTTTAGAATTTGGAACATATCTTCAGCGGAAACACCCATGTCGTGGAACAATGGTGCGTATTCAGCTAAGTTATCGCCTAACTCATGGGTTTTATCCATACCATTTTGAGCACCGACAGTGATCATGTCCATTGCCTCTTCTGCAGTTAACCCATAACTTACCATTAATGCATTTGCACCACGCATGGTTTCGTCCATATCCATGCCAAATACTTTTTCTAACGATGCTGCTTGACCAGTAATTTTTTCTAAGTCTTGGTTATTTAATCCTTGTAAATTTGATTTAACAATCCGAATTGCTTCAGTTGCCTCTTCCATTGAAGGAGAAAAACCATCTCTAGCTAAATTACGCGCGATTTCTTGTAATTTTTTTGCTTCTTCGCTAGTTAACCCAAATGCGGCTTGTAATTTTCTTTGACTACCTTCAACTTGGCCTTGTGCTTCTAAAGCTGCTCCACCAAGTTCTTTCAATTTATCCGCCATTTGACCGATTTTATCCGCAATTTCAAGTCCAACTAAAGCTTTCCCAGCTTTAGCTAATCCTTCCATTGAGCTACTTGCACTACTTGAAGGTTTTTCTAATCCATCCATAGCATTTGCGGTTTCTTTAATCGTTCCTGCAGTGCCGTTCATTTCTGCTTGTAATGCGTTAATTTTATTTTTTAATTCAGTAGCTGCATTGCTTGATTTACCACTTGCTTGAACTTCTTCAGCATAAGCGCGTTGTAATTTTTGCAATTTTTCATATTGTGCTCCGTAAATATTTTTCAGAGCATTCATTTTGTTTCCTAATGTATCATTATTGTTACCAAATAATTTTACTTCAGAATTTGCTTTTGATAATTCAGATTTATAACTAGCGATTTTTTGATCAATTTGTGCTAAATTAGTCGCTAAATCTCTAGTGCCATTACCCGCTTTATCAGCTGCTCCACCAAATTGTTGTAATTCAACTGATGTTTTATTAAGTTCACCTTTATTACGAGCAATTTGTGCAGCCAACTGATTCATTTGTTTTTCTAAAAACATTGCTTGTTTAGAAGATTGTCCACTGGCTTTAACCTCTTTTTCATAGGCTACTTTCAGTGTTTCCATTTGATCTTCTTGTTTATCAATGGTTTTAGTTAAAGCATCATGTTTTGCTTGTAATGTTTCTTGTGATTTTCCGTAAGCTTTTAATTCAGCGTCGGTTTTCTTCACTTCTGATTGGAAGACTGTTAACTCTGAACGAGTTTTCTTAATGTCGGCTGCCAATTCTGAAGAGGACATACCGACTTTAATATCTAAACGTCTTTCATCCGCCATGAGTTTAACCACCTACCTTTGCTTTAATTAAAAGAAACTTACTTTATCGATTGGTACTAAACCAACTGCTTCGGCTTTTCCTTTAGCCAATTTTTTCTTACGTCTTTTAGCTGCTTTTTCGTCTTGCATTGCAACATGAACTTCAGCTAGGTCATTTATTTTCTCCATAGAGCTATCCCAGAATTCTTCTTCTGTTAACCCGATAACTTTTCGTCCTATATAATATAATTGAGACCAATCAAAAGTTACGGGCTCAGCTGGGTGTATTTGTCTTTCCATCAGCTCCTAACAAATCTGTTAGTGCCTCTGATAAGCGTTCTAAATCGTCAATGCCGATAATATCTCCAACTTGTTCAGTTGTGAAATTTTTTCCAGGGTTACCAGCATTTAGTGCTGCAGTTGCAATCGCGATCATAGATTCAATTTGTCCGTCTTGAATTTCTTCTAATGCTTTATTAATATCTCCATATTGTTTTTCTAAAAAATATAATGCGTTTAAGTTAAATTTTAATGTTAAAGTTTGGTCGATTCCTGAAAGATAAATTGATTTTCCTTCATTTTTTAAATTGTGTGCTGAGACTACCATGTTTTATTTCTCCTTTTTCGATTTTATTTAATATCTATATTATATATAAGTAAGTGAGCACTTTTTTATAAGAATATAAAAAAAAATTAAGGAGAATCGAAAAAGATTCTCCTTAAAATTAATTAACCACCAATTGTAGTGGTAGTTGTTGTCGTAGTTGCTTTAGTGGTTGTTGTAGTTGTCACAGGATCAGTTGTAGTTGCTCCGTAAACTTTCTCGAACCATGCTTTAATAACTTCTTTATCAGCACCTGGTGCATCCTCGTTAACTGAAGCTCTCCAATCACCATTGAACACAGTTGGTAAAAATGTACCAGTGATAGTTGTAGTTTGGAATGTGATAGAATCTTCCTTAGTTTGGTAAGAATCTTCACCAACACCAAATGAACCTTTGTATAATACTACATATTTGTAAGTTCCATTTGATTTTAAAGAACGAAACGCTAATGCAACACGTGGCGCAACTTTGTTTACGTTATCATGAACAACGCCTTTTTCGTCAATTTCGATACCCATTAAACGAGCAACGATTTCGTCCTTAATGTCTGCTGTTTCTAATTCAACTTCAATTGAGCTAATTGTTTGATTAGAAATTAAAGCAATATCGTCCGCATAGAATGCGTCATCAGATGTTGACGGTGAAATTGAAGCACTAACAGCAGGAGCGATCTTAAACGGTGCTCCATATGCTAAATTCCCTTTTTCGTCATTTTTTAATTCGAATGCATATAAGTCACTCAAACCAATACGTACTGTATCTTCCATGTTTGTAACCTGCCTTTATAATATTTTACTCGTGAAACGAGTTGAAGTAATAATTTTTATTGTAATATAAAACTCTATGATAATCATATGGTTGCTGAGTTTCAGCGTATTCTTCACCATTTCGATAATCAAAATTGTTTTCTTCTAGAACTTTCCTGATTGTGTGTTCCGCGCTTGTAAATGATGCGCCATTTCTAGCGATAATATCGATTTTTAATCGATAAGTGACTTGAGCTATCTTGTTCTCAGCCCGTCCAGAAACGTCGTCTTGATAAGGTAGATAAACTGCATAAACAGGCTCATCACCATCCCCAATATAATATCCTTTACCTGTGGGAAATGGCAAATCTTTAAAAATATTATGCAATTCTTTATGAATACTGAATTCTGTAGTTTTGTCCATTTGTTATAACCCCATTGCGGCAAATACTATATCTGAGATAACTTTCGTCGCTTGATCTTGTCCCTTCTCATATGCTGGTTGCATATAAGGTTTTCCAGCGACATAACCAACAGTTTTGCCTGATTTTGTAACGATAAAGTGACCACCTTCTAAAATGTGACCCCAATAAACTCCATTTCGATATTTACCTCGTCCTAAGTAAGTACCAACTGAGACATACGGTTGTCCTGTCTCATCCATTTTAACCGGTGAAATATCAATTGCGTCTCTTAAGTGTTTACTGCTATTTCGATTTGAGTATGGCACTCCTGAAATTGCAAGTTTCTTAAAAACTTTTGCTCCTTCTTTAAGTGCCTTTTTCGCAGATTTTTCACCTTTGTCTCCCATTGTCATTAATTCTTTAAATAATTCTTCGAAACCTTCAGCTTTTACATAGAAATTTCCATTAGCCATTTTGATCACCTGTAGAAGCAATATTTCCTCTACTGTTCTCAGTTGATGCAGTTAAAATAAGATATTCATTTCTAAAGTTTGGATTAAAAATTCCATTGATTTGATATTCTTTTTTATTATAACGGACCAACATAGCTTTCGTAATTCCTTCACGATAATAAATTTTAAAAGTTACTCGTTCAACTGTTACTGTTTCTTTTCCATCATTAATTTCAACAGGCTCTTCTGAATTTTTAATTTGTGCCCAAGGTTTTGCGAAAGGTACGAATACTTGTTGTTGAAAACCTTCATCATCAGTTACCCACTTAATATTCCCAAGTTCGATTCTTCGATCTAATAATCCACTTTGTGTCATAAGTAATAACCTCCGCAACCTTGATTATTAAAACCAGAATCTGCTAAAGATACTTGCCAATTACGATGCATATCTAAAATTCCTTCAAAAACATAAGGCAATTCTTGTTTTGAAATATCTTCAGTCAAAACTCCACGATTTTTATACCAATGTTCAGAAATTGCTAATGTTGCAATCGTAATTTCTGACGGAATATCTCCATCAACCCACTCATTGAATTTCCATCCAAGATAGGTTTGTACAAATGATTTTGCAGCAGCTAAAATGGTTCCAATAAACCTGTCGTTTTCCGCATCTTCAAAATCGATTCTCATATAATTTTTTAAGTCATCGACTGTTAAATCTTGAGGCGATGTTGTAGCTACCAAAACTTCTAACTCATTTTTTTCACTATTCTCCATTTTTTTACCACCTCCGCTAATATAAAAATACAATTTTATTCAATTATTATATGTTTATATTAGCGGATGAGATGACCAGTCTCATCAGCTAACGTTAATGGATATAAGGAAAAATCTCAGCCACAATAAAGTAAGCCTCGATTGTAAAATTTTGTATTATTTTTTAACTTTTTTAATCGCTTGGACGTACTTATATGAGCAAAAATCTTTAGAAATATGTGAAAAATCATCAAAAAATGGCGTATTTTTAACATATTTTCCTTTAAAAAATAGCTCTTTTCTGTCCTCAGTGACTCCTGCGTTATGAAAAATCTTATATTTTTCCCAATTTTCGATTGGATCTGTTGCCCAATTGAAGATAAAATCATCAGAAGTTAACGGTTTATAGTTAAATAGAACCATATTCCAGCACTGAGACCACATTTCAGCGGTCCAAGTTTGTAAATTTGTATCAATTGTTGCAAAATAACGCCAGAGTGTATTAGAATCGTGATAAACTTTTTCCCAGAACTCTTTTTTTGGCTTATTTACTAAAACTTGTGCTCCTAGGTGCAGTCCTAGGTGTTCGTTCAACTGATCTTCTGATATTCCTATAATGTCTAACATTTTATTTGCAATCTGAGGACCATTTTCGCAACCTTTTATATAATCTAAAGAAAGATAACCAGAACAATCTGAACCGATCCATTCATTATCTTTTAATTGAGGAATATTTGGTATTTCTCTGAAGATAACGTCAGAATCAATATAAAGAAATTGTTCTTTTTCCATTTCTGGATTCTCTTCTAAAAATTTCCACCATAAATATGGTCGAATAGAAGGGATATATCCTTTATATTCTCTATTATCTTCATATCGATAAATAGAAATGTGAGGATATTTTTGTTTTAACCTTTCAGAAATTGAAGGGTCAAAACTAGCAAATAATACATAAATATCTTTAATATTATGCTCTAATAAATTTGTGATTGCAACTTCTAATTCCCATTCGAAACGAACTATTTCTGGTTGGGCAAATAATACTTTCATTTTTCTAGTTCTCACCTTTCAATTTCTAATTTTTATATATGTAAATTGAAGATGGACGAATTAGCATCCACCTTCAATAGTGAAAAATTTATGTTTCATACTCAACCTACCAGGACGCCAACACTACCCGCCGGGGGTGACGGTGGTAGTTGTTGTAGTCGTTGGTTTAACCGTTGTCGTCGTCGTAGTTGTTGAAGTCGACGTCGTTGTTGTGGTTGTCGGTTTGACAGTAGTTGTCGTTGTTGTAGTAGGCTGAGGTGTTACTTTGCTGTTGCCACTACTAAAGCGTTAGGATTGTAAACTTCTCCATCCATGTAAGTGTCTAAGATAGATAATTGTCCACCAGCTAAAGCTTGTGTTGTATCTTGTGTTACGTTAATCAAGTTCATACCTTTTTTGATCAACATACCATAACCAGCTTGGAAGTTACCAAATACAATTTTATCTGCATTTTCGCCAGTTAAAACATCAGATACGTGTACTGGGCATCCAAATAGAGAATAGCCAGGTTTACCGTCAACTAATCCACGGAAGATTAAGAATGTTCCGTCACCGTCTTTTAATTGCATAACTTTGTTGAACATTGGACGGCTCATTACCCACATAGAACCTTCTAAATATCCTGGGTTTAAAGTACCATAAATGTTCAATAAGTCTGGCACGTCGATGGCTTTAGCGACATCAAGAGTTAAAACATTTTTATCGCCAATAACTGGACGGAATGCTTCGTCTTCGTTTTCGCCATCTTTAGGTCCAACTAAGATTCCACGTTCAATTGTTTTAGCAACAGAACGAGCTAAGCGACCTTGAGCATAACTAACAATATCAACACCAGAATCGTTGATCAATTGTTGAGTTAATTGAATTGCTGCACCAACACGTTTTTGGTTAAGTGTTACTGCTTTCAATTTAGGTTGTAATTTGTTTGCGTCTACAGTTTCACCGATGAAACCTTCGTCAAAGTTACCGTCTTCACGAGCGATTTTCAAATTACCAGTTACAGATGTGAATTTACGAGCTGCTTCGAACACAGGTGAAGTTTCGCCTAATAATTCAACAATTTCATTGTGAATTTGTGTAGGTACTAAAAATTCTCCTAATGGATTTGCGTTGTTCGCAGTTGTATTTTCACTATTTGAGTAAGTAATGTCACGCAATTCTTCCCCTTCGCGACGACGTAAAAATTGTTCCATGCCGCGTAATTCGACTTCTTTTGTAATTTCTTTTTCCATCTTTGTTTCTCCTCCGATTGTTTCGACATCTGCATCAGCTAATGAACGAACTTCTTTAATTTGTTTGATAGACGCATCTAAATCTGCGACTTCGCTTTTAATTTCTGAAATACGACTTAATTCACTTTCGTCAAAAGCACGAGTTTCTGCTTCAACTTTATCAGCAACTTCGCTCATTTCTTGAACTAATGCGTTGCGTTTTTCCAACATTGCTTTTAAATTAATTTCCATTCTCTGGAACCTCCATAATTTTATTATTTTCTAACCAAGCTCTAACTTCTGCTTGTACATCAGGCTTTTTCGTGGTTGTTGTCGTTGTTTCTGGTTCAGCTGCTGTTTCCGCTTTACCTTCTTCAACTTTCGTTTCGGCAACTGGTGTTTCTTCCGCTTTTTGTTCAGTTTCGTCAACACGAGTTTCTTCACTCGGTTCTTCAACTTTAGCCTCAGCTTTAGGCTCACCATTTTCGTCCTCAACAACGGCTTTTGTACCGTCTTCAGTTTTTTCAACTTTAGCTTTTTCTTCAGTAACAGGTTCTTCAACCTTTTCTTCAGTTACTTTTTCTTCAACAGTTGGTGTTGGTTCAGTTGGTTGGGCTGGAGTTGCAGCAGCTGCTGTAGGGTCCATTGGTGGAACTTGTGCACTTGCAACTTGTGAAACTTGTTCCATTACCTGTTTCGCCATTTCCAATCCATCAAATGCGGACTTATCTACAATTTCTTGTAATAATTTATTTGTGTCTGCTTGATTCATTGCTAAAGTTGAAATAGCATCATACAACATTTTTGGTGTTACTTCCATATTGTCTGTATTCAAACCATTTCCTCCTATAAGAGCTCTAAACTCCAGATCATTCGGAATTTCAACGTCAGCTACTTCCATACCGCGTGCCTCCAATAAAGTAGTTGGATATGCGGGAGTTTTTAGTGCTGAAACTTCAAATAGTTCAATTTCACTAATAGTTCGAAGTGGCATTCCGTCTGCAGCTAAAGACCAATCTTCATTTAATACTTTCATACCAAAAGAAAGACCTTTAATAATTCCATCTTTTACTAATACATATAAGTCTCGTCCGTAACTTGTTGGAGACACAGTTGCTTCAAAATAAAGACCAACTTCGTCTTCTTCCAATTTTAACGAGCCATTTGCAGTAGATGCTAAAATCTTTTTAGTATCATGATCGGCAAGTAAATCGATACTTTCTTTCAAGCGTTTTGCTTTTGCAATTGCATTTCTGAAAGTTCCTGGAGCAATTACTTCTCTCCATTTTTTCTTACCTTCTTTGCCAAGGATGTGACTTGATGCGTCAGTTGCTACATATCCTTGCAATTTCATTTCTTTCGACTCTTCATCAACATCATTGATGTTCAAATCAAGAGCACGAACTTCAATTCCATCCACTATTTATCACTCTCCTCTGTATTATATTTATTCCAATTGTTGTTGTTCTTGTTCAGCTTTTTGTGTTGCTTTACTCTGCATTGTATTCGGAATAATGAACTCATCATTTTCAGGACGATATAGAACAGAACCAAGTGACATCTTGAAGAAGTCAGGTTGATTTGTTTTGTTACGGTCAATTTCAGCACGAGCTTCGTAGAAACTAATTAAATTTCCATCAAATGCTGCAGCAACCGCTTCAGTTTTTTCTTTCATTGTTAGTTGAACTAACTTAGAAGTGTCCATTTTAAATTGTAGTCCATCAGCTTTTTCTGATTCCAATAACAATTCTTTGTTAACTGCATTTTCAATAGCTGACACAATTGGGTTTATACATTGTTGTAAGAAAGCGATATTTCCCTGTTCACCAGAGCCGTATTTATTAGCTTCGGTATTAATCAAAAATTCCGGAATATTTAACATTTGTGCAATAGCTTTATTTAAATATTGGCGCAATTCTTTCATTTGTAACTTTTGCGGATCAAGTGAAACAGGATTATATTGCAATCCTTCTTCTAAGATAATTGTTTTACCCGCATTTTCAGAACCGGCATATAAGTTTGAGAAAGAATTTTTTAAGTTAGCGAAAGCTTTTTCACTTAATTTTTTCTCAGTTTGTAAAACTGCAATTGGTGCAGCACCATTTTTCATTACCGCTTTTGAAAATTGTTGTTCCGCTAAAGCTAGCCGAAGTAAATCTTCATACTGTCTTAAAATACCTTTACCAGTAAGGCCGTCTTTAGAATCACGTAAAATAGTTAGTAATTGATAACCATCAAATTCTTTTGTTCCACCAAAGTCGTTATAAATTGTTTTTGCGAACTTTTTATAAACGTCAATTGAATAAACTTGAACTGTAATTTTCTTACTCTCCAAGAGATAAAGAGCTTTAATTGTATTTAAATTTCTTTCAATCACAGAATTTGAAACGCCATATAATAAGTAGTCTCTCGCCATAGCTCTTTTATAAGTATAAGCGTCCATCATATCATTTGGCTGTTTGTTTAACAATACTAATCTAGGATCGTCGTCTTTTCTTGTGACGTCTCCTGACTCGGGATCTTTTTTGACTAGTGAAAATGGAAGTTGACCAATTGAAGATGCAATCATATCTACTGCTGCCGCGATAGCTGGAATAGATAAAGCGTCTTCTTCTGAGATAGATGTTGATCCACCAAAAAAAGATTCTAATGCCGTTTGACCGTATGTTACCGAACCATTAGACACTGGCATATTATTATCTTTTTTGAAAAAATCAAATAGTCCCATCTTTTAATCTCCTTCCTTATAAAATATAAACACCTCTAGATTCGTAAGAAGATGATCCTTCTTCGATTTCAGTGTTCCATAATGCGATTGCATCAATTGTTGCTGCTAACATATCGATCTTACCGGTCGATTTTTTCTTATTTACATAACTATTTAAGTTATTATCGAAAACTTCTCTAGCATTTGCAACATTTCGTTCAAAAAGAATATTAGGTTCGTATCCAACTTTTTGTTGAAGAACATATTCTTTTAATAATTTTGTCGGTGCATGTAAGGTGTTTGAATGTTGTTTCACTTCAATAACGTCATATCCACCTTCTTCATTCCATCTATTCACAGACGAAATTGCATTCCATTTATCATATCCGATACCAAGAATGTTAACTCCATATTCCTTTTCCAATTTTAAAACAAAATCTTCAACGAATCTATAAGAGATAATTCGATCACCACAAGCAAAAGCATATCCATTTTCAATCATCATTTGATAATCGATTTTTTCTATTTTGCTTTTTTGATCTACACCCGAGGCTGGAATAAATGCCCAACTTTTTAGAATGAACTTATCTTCATAATGGTCGTAATGTACCATTGCAACAGAAGTATTATCTCCACTTTGAGCTAAATCGACTCCAATATAAACGTCTTTTCCATACCAATCATACGCACCATCGAGTCTGTTTTTACGCAAATCTTCAGTTCTAATATATACTTCACTATCGTCACCATCGACGAAAATGTTCATATGTTTAGTCTTGAAGTTCTTTTGTGCGGACGGCATTTCAATAGCTTTTTTCCTTTGTTGGAAAAGATATTCTTTATTGTCTTCAATATCGATCGCTAAAGGATTAGCTTTTAAAAGTTCATCATCGTCAGTCCATTTTTTACTATCATCAGGACGATAAAGCATAGCGAATAATTTTTCGTCTTCAATATCTCCGTGAATAACTTTAGTTGCATAATCTACTTCTTCAGTCATTGGATTATTTAAAGATTCGTAAGCAGTTGAAATTAAAATACCTGTACGATTTACCATGTTCATTTGTGAAGATTTCATTGCATCAATAGGATAACGAGTTCTTAATGCTCCAACTTCATCGGCAACGAACACATTCGCTTTACGACCATCCATACGGTTTTCTGACGTCGCTAATGGAACAAATTTACTTTTAGTTAATTTACACCTTACTTCACCACGAACAATTTGGAAATGTTTGTTAATGAGTGGGCTTTTTTCAATTTGTTGTTCCATTTCTTTCTTAACGATTGATGATAATTCTCTATCCGGAGCTACAGAATAAAATTCAGAATATTCTGGCTCTATCAAAAGAAGCAAGATAAACAGAAGAGCGACTAAAAATGTTTTACCACTTTTACGACCAATCAATAATACTGATTGTTCATATCTTCGTTTTTCAGGCTCATCCTTATATTTCCAACATAAAACGTTCATAATAAAGAACCACTGGAAGGGAGCTAATGAATCCTTAACTGGTTGTCCTTGTCTAATTCCAGAAGCCATGTTAATTAATCCAGTTAACATTGTGATTTTTTTAGCAAGATTATAATCAAAGAAGAATTTGAAATTTTCGTCTTCTTCTTTTGTAAGATCTTCTAAAAATGTTTCACAAATTATTTTAATATCTTTATTAGTTGGAAATTTATTTTCCGTAACATCGATGGCATACTTATATGACGGATGGTCTTTAAATGATTCATCCATAAGTAAACCTCCAATTAGATAGCTTTTATTAAGCCAAACAGGTCGTAGAAGATTCGAACTCCTATCACTTGGGTTGGAGCCAAGTATGTTACCAATTACACCAACAACCTATGTGAAACTAAAAAGTTTCACTAAAAAAGAAAAAAAAGGAAGTTATGACTAGAAAAGTAGAAAGTAGAAAGGTGTTCAGAGAACACAATGATAGCCAATCGGAATCGCACCGATTCAAAAAGGCTTGTCAACCTTAATGTCTACTAAGAAGCTACCGCATTTAATGTTCCACCTTTAATGGCAGCGGGACGCCAATTTTATTAAATTAATTTACGAATTGTTTTTCCATTATCATTCAATAACCAAGCTTGAGAAATTTTGCTTCCTTCAAGATAAACTTGATTACTAACAATTTCACCATCAATTTTTTCTAATGTAACCATTCTGTCGTCTTCTTTTAATTTTAATTTATAACCATTTTCAGTTGCAAATGCTCCATAAACTCCATCAAGATAATCAACGACTAACTTCATTTTCTTACTTGAATCTTCACTTGAAATATCGATACAACGATCAATTTGTAATAACATATAAAATCTCTCCTATCTTTCTGTCTAATTAATAATATGTTATATATTATGTAGGCAGACTAACAAAAAACCTAAAACATTAGTCTGAGTTTTTTAAAGGTATCCAGTTTTAAAATCGAAATATAATGTGACCGTTTCGGTCTCTATGATTTCAATGCGGCTAACAGCGGATCTTCTTCCTCTTCTTTTGCCTCAACTTTAAGTTGGCTTAAACTAGCCCTTGCTGAAGGAGATAATCCAAGTTGTCCACACAAAGCTCTATATTGTGTTAAATATGCTAATTTCGTTTTTACCATTGGATGTTCTTTTGGAATTGTATTTCCAAACTTATCATAAGAATCATATTTGATTCCTTCACGAGCTAAAATTTCATCAGCTTGTTTCATTTTTGAAAGACAATCGGCCGTTTGCGATAATAACGGCACGTCTAAATTAGACAAAAATCCTGATTCGCTGAATTCATTAATTAGAAATTGATAATATTCTTGGGCATAATCGTCTATATCGTCTGGAACAATCCACACTAAATCGTCATTTCCTGCCATTTCTTTTTCAACTTCTGCTCGTTCGTTTAAATCTTCTTTTGTTTCACTTTTACCAGCTTTAACTGTTGCTGGTTTTCTTGGTCTTGCCATATTCATTCCTCCTTATAAATTAAACGAATCGTCAACTGGTGGCTCCCAATCAAAATCGATACCATTTAATCCTAGTTGAATATTGCAAGTCTTACATAAAGTTATAATATTATCTTCTTCAAATGTTAATTCCGGATAATAAATACGTGGCTTAATGTGGTGAACTTGTAATTGATCACCATTAATAATGTTGTATTTAATATAGCAACGTTGGCAAATATGATTATCTCTTGCAATAATTCTTAATCTTAATTTTCTCCATCTTCGAGATTCTAATGGTTTTAAAGTTTCAATATTTTTTCTTCTGTATTCTCGACGTCGAGCATTTGACTCTTGTCTTGCTTTTTCTTTTCCAGGACAATTATGTTTAGAATCTGCTATTTTGCCGCAATATCGACAGATCGTTTTTCTCTCCGGCATTTTCAGCAATCAACTCCCATTCTAAATCTAAATTGTCGTCATGGATGTTAATTTCAAATCCACAATTTGGACATTCACTAACATTAAAATAATCTATTTTTGACCAACAATTTGGACATTCAATTAAATTTTCCATAGCTAACTCCTAAAGTTAACTCTTTATCTCTTATATTATATATAAGTATTACACATGTTTTTTATATATTTTTTCAAAAAATGTTTACTTTTTTCATGAAACATGATATAATTTAATTATACTAAAAGAAGTGAGGTTGTTTAGATGGAAGAAAAGATTTTTATCGTGTATGTAAAAACAATTAATGGCAGTGATAATTTGATGCCAATATCAGCGATATCAGAAGAAGAAGCAACACAAAAAGCTCTTAAAAGTAGTTTAGTTTCTGAAGTAATTGGAGTTGATAAAAATGGTAAGTAGAATGGGTAAAAATAAAGTGAAAATTACGACAAGACGAGTCGCAATTACGGAAGATGTTCCACTTGGAAGATATGTTAAAATCAAAAGCAACGGTTATATTTTTGTTAATAGTTTAAACAAAGCAACTATTTTTGATAATATCGATCGAGCAAAACAAGCTATGGAAAAATATAATATTGAAGATTTTGGTTTAAATTTTGCTCCAATTGTTGTAGATAATTCTAAACATGGAAAAGGAATTAAAACTGCTTCAAGAAATATTATGAAAAATATTAGAGAAATTGCAGTTGTTGATGATCTTACAAAAGAATATGTTGAATCACTTATTTTTGGAAAGAGCTTTTCTTATTTTTCACTTGATTCAAAATATATTTTATCTCACCAAAAAGAATTGAAAGATGAAGTGCTAAATAAAATTGGCAAGCTAATTGAATTCCATAATCATTGCGATAAATATTATGTTGTTTCAATTCTTCCAAATAAAACTTCAAAAGAAATGATCGCAAAAGAATGTAAAGGTTGCGCAATTTGTGATGTGATTCAAGATTTAGCTTCATTTTTAGATGTTCCCGAAATGAGCAAAATTTATAAAGTTTCGACAATGCAAGATACAGATCGTCATAAAAAATATGATATGGATAATTTGGAAGATTTAGCTGAAATGTATTTCGATTTTGTTACTCTTCGCAATAGTGGATATTCACCGAAAAATATCGCAAAAATGTATGGCATTTCTTACGAACAACATTGTGAAAATTATGATCGACTTCTTGAAAGTGAGTTCCATGAAATTGTTGGTCGCAAAAATCGAGGCATTGAAAAAGTCGAACGACGAACAAGGATAGATATTTAATTTTTTATTAAATTTTTAATTTTTATATTATATAACGCCACACACCGGTTACCCTTAATAAACGTTTTGGTACCTGGTGTGTTGTCT